ATGGCCGAGGAATCGAAAGGGCCGGCCGCCTCGGGCGCTTCTGGCACCGCATGGAACGACCCGAAGGTGCCAGGCCTTCGGCTTCGTTACTTCGCGAGTAAGGCGGTTTGGTATCTGTTCTACCGGACGAAGGTCGGCCGGCAGCGCAACATGAAGCTCGGCGATTTCCGATACCTGGCCCTCACCGCCGCCAGGACGAAGGCGAAAGATATCCTCGCCAAGGTCGCCAACGGTGAAGATCCCGCCGGGGAGAAGGCCGAGGCCGCCGCGCGGCCAACGATGGCCGAGCTTCGCGACAAGCACATGGAATACGCCGAGACGCGGAATAAACCCGGCTACCGTAAGGACAACGAAGGCCTCTATAACAACCATGTTTTGCCCCACTTCGGGGCCGGCAAGGCCGTGGCGGACGTGACCGAGGCCGAGGTCGAGGCCCTGCATTTCAAGATGCGGAAGACCCCGAGCCAGGCGAACCGGGTTGCCGCCCTGCTATCCAAGGGCTTCAACCTTTCCGAAAAATGGGGCTGGCGCCCGCGCAAATCGAACCCGGTTCATGTCGAGCGCTACAAAGAGCACAAAAGGAAACGGTTGCCTCAAGCCGACGAGGCGTTCCGCTTATTGCTTGCCATCAATGCGCTATGGGAAGCCAGCCCGTTTTTTGCCGGGCTGGTCGAGCTTCTATGTTTCACCGGCGCCCGCCGCAATGAGATACAGACGGCTAAGCGGTCATGGGTGAAGGCGGACGGCCTGCACCTTCCGGACTCCAAGACGGGCGAGAAGATCGTTCCGCTGTCCGCCCTGGCGCGCGAGGTCATCGCCAAGATACCCGAGGTGAAGGGCAACCCTTACCTGATCGTGGGGCGGCACGGCCGCAAGCATATGGTGAACGTCACGAAGCCATGGGCCGCGCTCATGAAGGCCGCCGGGATAGAGGAAAATCTAGTGCCGCATGATCTTCGGCGTTTCTTCGCCTCGGCCGGTTTGTCCGCCGGGCTGGACCTCACCCAAGTCGGCGGCTTGCTCGGGCACATGGATTCGCAGACAACCAAACGCTACGCCTACCTGCTCACCGGCGCCGCTCAAAAGATGGCGGACACGGCAGCGGAATCCGTCAAGGAAATTATGACGGGCGGCGGCAAAGTTGCGGTATTGCGGCGTTGATAGGGGACTATGCGAAATGTATATTCACGACATGACAAACGCCGCAGACGATCAACGTGAATTCGAATTGCTCTTTGAGAAATCAGGGCTTGAACAGAAACAGCTTGCCGGGCTTCTCGGCAAGACGCCGGTTCAAGTGAACCGCTGGCTACGGGACCGCCAGGACAGCGGAGTCCCGCCCTTTTATGCAATCAACTTTTTGCGGATCTATTTGATGCTGCCGGCCTCGGCACGGGCGCATTTGCCAATGCGAGTTACCGGCGGCGCCGCCAAGGCGGCTTAGTGCTTCTCGGCCTTTTGCGCCGAGTTATCCAGCCATTTGTCGAGCCGGTCGCCGAGCCGATCGATTGATTGCACGATCCGCTCTTCCACCTGGCGAATAGAGGCGTTCGTTGCGAACTTCTCGGCTGCGGCAAGCTTGTATTCCGCCAGTTCGTGGGCGGTCTTGCCGCGCACCTCTTCCGCCTTTTCAGTGGCCTTTTCGACCTTGAGGTTCGCCAGGGCCACGGACGCGGCCAGCGATGTAATTTGCTTGCCCATATCGTCCTCAAGCTTCTCGATTGCCTTGGTGTTTTCCTGCCCTTTGGCACGTACCGCATACCATGCGCCTATACCGGAGCCCGCCAGCACAACGATAGTGATCAGCGTAGGAATGCCCACGGTCATATCAAATTGCAGCATAATCTTAGAGCCCCGCATTCCATTCGCGGACGCCATCAACCTGGCCCGAGCACTTATCAAGCCCGGCCTCATTGACGTCGCCGCGCACCGCAAAATCTTCTGTGATCCACGGGCCGGCCTTTTGCCATTTCTTCGGGCACGGCTGAATCAAGTATGCCGGCACCTTCTCCCGAACCGTCACGGTTTTGACGACGACCACCGGCTTAGGGGTAAAGCTTGCGCACGCTGTCAGGGACAGGAGTATTGAGATAAGTGCGAGCGTTTTCATCTTTGCCTTTCAGGTCGGCCCGAGCCGTGGTTTTTTCGATCAATGCGTCGTTGGCAGCGGCCAGCTTCAAGCCGAGATCCGCCGCAATCTTGTCGTTGGCGGCGTCCTGCTTTTGCATCCGCTCTATGGTGTCTGAGCTAACCTTGTTGGCGTCCACCGCCTTATCGAGGCTGGCTTGCACCCGAGCGGTTTCCGCCTCGGCTGCGATGGCGTTGCCACGATAGACGGCCGCCGTAGCGAAGAGCCCGAGGAAGGCGAGTGTCACCAAGCCGGCAATGATGAGTTTCAATTGCATCACCACACCCACCAGATGAGAAAGCCAGCGATGACGGCGAGGGCGGCGGCGCCAACGACTCGCAGAAAGCGGTCGAATGCCGGGATAACAAGATTGATGAAGCCTTCCATCACTTCACCTTTCGAGGCCAGATACGCAAAGCTCGGCCTCGCCGATGCGCTGCGCGTCACCCATTTCGCGGCGAAGCACCAAGCCCTTGACGACCTGGCGTTGTTTGCCCTTGCCGGCCTTGTTGAAGGCGGTTTGCGCCAGGCAGGCCGTGTAGTAGTCGCCGGAACGGGTAAAGTCGGCGGCACGGGAGCCGCACAATCCCGAGCGCTTTTCTCTCGACCCGACGCCGAAGTTGTAGGCGCCTGAAATGAGCGCGGCTTGAAGGCTGATCGGCTTGGTGTCGAAACCGGCAATGCACTTCGTCAACGGCACGTAATAATCGCGGGTCACGCGCTCGATCAGTAGGTCGTGACACTGCGCCGCCGTGAACCTCATACCGGGTTTCACGGGCTTGCCGTCTATCAGGGTGTCGCCGTGGCAGATGTCCCACCTGTTGGAATAGCGGTCCCAATGCGACGTTAGAACCAAGCCCTCCCAGGGCATGATTGCGGCATCAACGGCAAGCTGCACGGCCGCCGGGATTGGCTCGGGCTTCGCAACAATATATCGGCCGCCTACCAGGGATGCGACCGCCGTGACGGCAGCAATAGCCGCGCGCGCGCGGTTGCTCGATTTGATCTTACCTACGGGCATGACGGCGGCGCCTCTTTCCTGAAACGGATTCTTGGGGAATGAAACGGAAGACACCCGCCAGCGCGGAGAAGATCCCGGCGAGCGCACCGAACACCGGAGTCGGTATCGGCAGGTAGCCGTTGAAGTAGGGCCAAGCGGTGTCGAGAAAGAACAGCAAGCCGGACACGGCGCCGGCAAGGTTGAGGTGAAAGGAATAGGCGCGGAGCGCTACCTTTCGTGCGTTCGGAATGAGCCGAGGGAAGAGCTTCACGGCGTTGCCCCTTCGCTCGGAACATCGATAATGAAGCCATCGGTCGGCGCGGTAGGCTCCACCGGCTCGGCCGGGGCATCCGGGTCGATCTTGTCGTCATCCGTGGGCTTGGTTTTCTTGACGCTGCCCGGAACGTCCGCCTGCTTCTCGGCGAACAATTCAGCGTCAATCGCGGTCTTGTAGCCGCTGCCATTGAAGACGTGCGACGCGCTCTTGATCCGCCAGGCCGCCGGGATATAGGGGCGGAACTTGGACAGCGTTAGCTTTGCCTCGGCTTGGACCGATGGGCGGCCCACGGGCAGCGTGCAAGAGAACGAAGCTTTGCCGCGAGCGCTCTTGTTCTTGTAGGAGTCGGCGGCGGCCTGTGCCTCGGCTTCGTTATGATAGGTGTAGCGAAGATCATGGAACGGCTCTTTGCCGACCGTGGATTCCTTCGTCTCGCCGGTGCGGATGTCGGTCCAGAAAGCGCGGACACCGCCCTTTTCCTCGGCGTCGCCGTCTTCGTCATCGGGGGCGTCGATTATGGACTCGCCTTCGGTCTGCCCCGAGGCGGTGTCGCCAGCGGCGCCGGCCGCACCTTGAGCCGAGGAACCGCCGCCACCGCCAACGCCGCCAGCCTCGCCGGCTTCGTCTCTGGCCGAGTATTTGAAATTCCACGTCTCGCAATCGGACTCGACAAGTGTGATCGCGGGAAGCTCGGCGCCCGTGACGGCCTTCCCGGTGCCGCGCTTCGCAACCGCCAGTTTGCCGGCCACCGGCCTGGCGACGCCGTCATGCATCGCGGCGAGCCGGGTAGCGAAAGACATGTCCGACTCGTTGCGCTGATCGATATGGCGCATGACGATGCCGGACAGCGCCGGGTCAATCTTGGCCTCATAGCCGTTTCGGCCGGCGATTTCCTGCATGATCGCGCCGACCGTCTTTTGATGGTAGCTCTTCGTTTTCGGGGTGCGAAACGACTTCGGCATAGCTGCCGCCCGGCCCGTTACCTTGAGTACCCGAGGCGGCGAAGACACGTCCAGGTCGTCAATGAGGTACGGCCCGAACGTGGCGGACTCGCCCTCGCGAAAGCCCATCGTGACGGTGAGGGTTGAGCCGATGAGAGGCAGCGCCGCAACGGCGCCGTCGCTCCACCTGGCGCGGTCGTCAAGCTCGATTGTGACGCGGTCGGATTTGTCTTCCGCTTCGTCATGGCACTCAATGGACAAGAGCCGGTCGGCGAGGGCGCCGGTGATATCGGCGCCGTTGGAAGATATCGAGGCGAACGGGGTCATGGCCTAACCCCAAATCCGAACTATCGGGGTAGCTTCCGGGCGCGGAAGTTCCGGCAGATTGACGAGAGTTCCCGCCGCGAGCACTGGCCCCATGGCGGCGAGGCCTTGGTTTGCCTCATAGACCCGTTCAGCAGCAAGCGGTTGCTGGCCCTTCTCATAGAAGCGCCAGCAAATTTCATCGACCATGTCGCCGTCGCTGGCGCGGTAGCTGTCCACTTGCACACCTGTTTGCAATTCGCGAACACCATACCCGAACCGGCCGGGACGCCGTACCCACGATGAGGGGAACGGACCCTAGAACAGGCCGCCGTCGACGCCGTAGCTCTTGAGGTCAATACTGAATTCCTGCTTTCGAAATGCGCCGTTGTCGAAGAAGATGGTTTGCGTTTCATTGACGCCAGCGATCACATAAAGCCCGAAGATGCGGCCGAGGCCGGAAACCATCATTTGCGGGGCGCCTATCGCCGCGATGGCGCGCATGGAATCCAACTGCCCGAGGCCGCCGCGAAAGCCTGGGTAAATCGTGCCGCTCAAGCTGAATGTCGTCGTGCCCGCGCCGATGAACTGCATAGCGGGGGCGCGGCCGATGCGGGCCGCCTCTTCCCATCGGTATTCATCACCACGCTCTAGCGATTGGTAGGCCGCCGTTGACAGGCTGAAACGAAACGGCCCGAGGCCCATCATCGTAGACATGGCATCAATCCGATAGGCTCGATTGCAGATTTGCGGCGTGCTTGGCTTGAGCCGCGCCGATGGCGCGCGTGACCATGCCTTGCGCCTCGGCCGGCGTCATGCCTTGCACGTTCACGGTGATGCCGCCCACGTTGAGCGGCGCATTGATCTGTTGCGGCTCATGAGCAATCAAGGGCTCGGACATTTGAATGCTGCCCGTGGTGATCGCGCCGGCTTCGACCTTGTCAGTCTTCTCGCCGCTGCCTTGCTTAACGATGTCGCCAATCGGTTTCATGAGGTCACGCCACGCCGAGGCGAAGCCTTCCATCATGCCGCCGGTGTCCATAGGCCGAACGGTAGGCGCGAAGCCAGGCGAGGGCGCCGGGGCGCGTTCCGTTGCCGGTGGCACCAATCCGCCAACGGTTCGACCGGCGCGCGCTGCGGGGCCGGCTGGCCCCTCTGGAAGCTTGGCCGCGCTCAAATCAAACCCGAGCTTGCTCTTGATACTTTCGGGAAGCCAACCAATGAGGTCGTTGACCGCGCCTTTCAGCCAGGCCACGACATCGCCCCACTTCGATTTGAGGCCTTGCCAGATGGAGTCCACCATGGCGGCGCCAACGTCATAGAGCTTGATCGGAATGGACTGGATATAGGCAACCGCCGAGGCGAACAGCCCGGTTACATAGGTCCAGAAATCGCCGAAGAACTTGGCGATGGAATCCCAATTTTCATAGATCAGGTACGCGACCCTAGCGACGGCAGTTGCGAGGGCAATGAATATCAAAACAGGCGCCGAAAGGGCGGCGATGGCGACCCCAAGGCTGACCAGCGCGGCGCCTACGGCCACAAGGGCAGCGATGAGCGGCGCCGCCGTCCACGCACCCAAGGCGATGAGCGTCGCTTGCATTGGGCCGCCGAGGAAATCCACCACGGGCCGGATGGCAGCAAGAAATGAGTTGAAGTTAGCCGCGACCTTGCTGATCTCTTGCCGGATATCCGACGCCGGATTCATGAGGTCGCGAAGCACTTGCGCGAACGTCTTGACCCATTCCGAGATAGTGGACCGGACAAGCCCCGCGTTGGCGTCAAACCATTTCGTGGTCGTCTCGATAACCTCATTCAGGACCGGCAATAGCTGGACCCCGAGGAAGAGCTTAAGGCCGTTGACGCGGATCAAGAGGGCGTCAAGGTTGTCGCCGAACTTGTCGGCCGCCGCCGCCGCGCCCGCGCTCATGACGGACCCGGTAAGCCTGGCCTCATGGCGCATATCTTTGAGGCCTTCGGCACCATCCGTAAGCATCTTAACCAAATCGACCCCGGACTTGCCGAAGAGTTGGAACGCCAAGGCGTTGCGCCGCAACGGGTCTTTGATCTTTGACAGACCGGTAAGGGTGTCGTCCAGGATGGCTTCGGTCGACCGCATCTTGCCGTTAGTATCTTTCAACGGGATGCCGAGCGCCTTGAAGCTCTTCGCCATCGTCTTGTTGCCCTTGGTGGCCTGCGAAGCGTTGATGCCGAGCTTCTGAATTCCCTTGGTGAGGGACTCTTGTTCGATCCCGCTCATTTTCGCGGCGAATCGGTATTCCTGCAGCGCCTCAACCCCGATGCCGAGTTTGAACGAAGCTTCGCCGATCTCGCTGCCGAGGTCCGACGCGCTCTTCGCCAGCGCGAAGGCGCCAGCAACGGCACCCGAGGCGCCGAGGCCGAGTAGTGAGACGAAGGAAGCGAGGCGGCCGGTCGTGCGGGCCAGGCCAGCGCCAAGGCCCTGCAGGCTTCGCCCGAGGCGACTTACAGAAGCGCCGATGCGGTCGAAGCCTAGACGAGCGCTCAGTGCGGACAGCCGCGCCTGTAGCCGCTTAATCGGCCCGGTGATACGGTCGATGAGCGTGAGCTTGACGAATGCTTCGGCTTCGGGCTTCCCGGCCATTACGTTTTTGCCTTACCAGCGCGGGCGGCGGCCAGGGCGCGCCACATGACGATTTCCGAAAGGTCCATTTCCCACATTTCGGACGGCGGCCAGTGGAAGATAGAAGCAATATCCGCCATGAGGTTGGAGACGGACTCGAGCGTTACGCTCGCTTCCGCCTCCCCATAAAACCCTCAATGATCTTGCCGAGCCCGTCGATGTCTTCGGCGTCCAAAAGGTCGAACGCCTCGGGCGGCCAGCCGGCAAGCTGACAGATGATGTAAGCCGTCTTGTCGATGTCCGATTCTTGGCGGTCCATACCGCGAATGTCTTTGCCCTTGATGCGGCGCAAAACCGCTTCGGTCACTTCCCTGCCTTCGATGGTGATGGATTCAACCAGCGGGTGACGGACTTGCTTTCGAATGTCAGTTGTCATGTCTCATGCTTCCCTTTAGAGGCCGATAGCGGTTCGCTGCGCCGCAAGCTGGTCGACACCGCCGATGCGGCGAACCATGTTGATGATGTCGATTTCCATGAATTCGACCTCGGCCTGGCGATAGCGGAAGTAATCGAGTTCATAGGTGAGGGTCTTGAGGGACTTGCTGCCGGGCTTCCACTCGGCGAGTTCCAGCGCCATCAACATGCCGCGCATGTTGAGCACCACGGGCTCGGCGGCCTTGCCCTGTGCCTGCACGGCGCCACGCGCCACAAGCGGCACGTTGTCCACGCCGAAAAGGCTGATAAGCGCGGGGTCGTAATCGGAAATGATAAGGGTGGCGGTCATGGCCTCCATACCCATTTCCAATTTCTTCGGGCCATCCATGCCGCCGGCCCGGTGCTCTTCCGAGGTGAGCGTGAGAGTCGGCGGCGTGATGCTGTCCACTCGGCCGGCAAACGAGTTGCCGTCGAAATAGAGATTGAACGCCTTTAGCTGGCGCGGGAGTCCGAAAGTGGGGGTGCTCATATCACCAAATCCTCAAGGAAGTCGTTGACGATGCGCGAGCGGAAAATGACGTGCTCGGCCGGGTAAGGCGGGGTAAAATCGATATTGAACCAAACCTTGCCCTCGGATATCGAGGCCGGCGAATTGAGGTCCGGGTCGGCGTAGCATCGGCCGCCGATAAGGGCGCCCATCGCAACCAGGGTGCGAATGTAGGCGTTCACGGACTCCTCAACGTCATCGATATAGGTTTTCGTGATGTTGCGATCCACGGCCCAAAGATGGGCGCGAAGAATGGAGTCGTTGATGATATCCGCCGTGCGGACCACGGACAGGAACGCGAATTTCGGGTCGCTGGACAGGGTGCGGTTGCCCCAAAGCCGGAACCCATCTTCGCGGATGATCGTCGCGACGTTGCCTTCGTTGAGAAGGTTTGCGCGGCTGTTCGCATCGCCGAGCGCGAAGTCGACCGAGCGATCCGTTCCCACGATACCGTTGATGTTCTGGTTTGAGGGCGACCACCAGAATCCGCGGTCATTATCGATCTTAGCGATAAGGCCGGCGACGGCCGCCGAAGCGGGCTCGCTGTTCACGTTGGCGCCGCGAGCAACCTTGACGCCAGGGTCGACCACATAGACGCGCTTCGAACCGAAGTCGTCGGCATAGGTCAGCGCGGCGGCGTCATTGGTGTTCGGGCCGTCCGCAACAATGACGGCCTTAAGGCGTTCCGCGATGCCGATCAATTCGGCCACGACCGCGTTTGCGGTAGCGCCTAGCGTGACGGTCGAGGCGGCGCCCACAAGGCCGGCCGAGGCGGCAAACGAGAAGACAGGCGCAACCGTGTAGCGGCCCGCCGAGGTGATGGTAATTGCGGTGAGCGAACCGCCCGCCACGGTGAAGTTGCCAGCCGCCCCGGACCCTGTGCCGCCTGTGAAGGCGAGGGCGAAGGTGCCGTTTGCGCCACTGTTGCCGGGGGTAATGGCGCCATGCCCGGCGATGCCGACTGGACGCTCGCCGGTGAAGCCTGGCGCGATAAGAATTCGGGGGCTCACACCCACCGCCGATTTCGCATCCATTGCGATGTGGACACCTTCAAGAACGTTGGCGAGTGTTTCGCCAGCGTCGGCGCCTTCATCGACTCGGCACACCACGATAACGGCGCCGATTTGATCGAGGATGAGGTCGACCGCGTTCGGCAGCGTGCCGAGGCGGGTTTTGCCGACTGACATGTCCAGCTTGGATGCCTCGCCCCGGCTACCGGCGATCAACACCGGAGTCATGAGGGGGAAGGCGAGGTCGTCAGCATCGGGCGCGGTGCCCACGATGAAAATGACGGACGAGCGAACGGTGCGGATGGGGCGGGGGCCGTCATCGATCTCAATGAGTTCAACGCCGTGCAGAAAGTCAGTGCCAGCCATAATGTGCAATCTCCGATGTCACATTTTCTATAGGCTGTCGTTGACGTTTCGCAAACGCACAATGCGAGAGTTAGCGGGCCACGCCGGAATTTTTTAGGGAAGCGTCTCGCCGTCAAGAACCCGCTGGTAGAGGGCGACGTAGGCCTTCGCTGTCTTATCGATCGGGAACCTATCGGCGGCTGATTCTCGGCACCGTTGCGGGCAAATGCTACCCACCTCGTTAAGGCCGCGCGCGAAGTCTTCGTCGGTTTCGAAGAAACGCCCGGTTTCGGCGTCTACTGTCTCCGGCAATGCCCCTCGGGGCGTGGTGAGTACAGGCGTACCGCAAAGCATCGCCTCGACCGGCGCCATGCCGAATGGCTCTTCCCAAGAAATCGGGTTAAGAAATGCCTTGGCCTCGCCGAGGAACCGGAGCTTTTCCGCGCCATCGATAACGCCAGTGAAGTGGAACCGGCCGGACAGGCTCTTGAAGAATACGCCCTCTTTGCGGGTCTGGCTTCGCCCTAGCAGTTTCCAGCGGGAGCCGCCGGCAATATCGAGTCCGAAGTTGAATTTTTTCGCCAGGTCGACCGCCAGGTTGAGGCCCTTTCCGGCCCGAGCGATGCCGCCGAGAAACAGCAACCGGTCATTTTTCAAGCCGGCGATCCGGTAGGCGTCTACGGGAAAACCGTTATGGACGAAGGTAGCCCGTTTGTGCCGGCGGGCGTGGCTAGCGCTTACAAAGCTGAAATTCTGGCCTTCCCTTGGCATGTTCGGGACGTATCCATGTAGCGTGTAGAGCGCTCGATATGGGCCGCTAAGCTCATACCATCCGTTAAAATGGACGATGTCGGCGTCGCCAGGAATCGCGGCTGCGCATTCGGCCGGTGTTGAGGCCTGCCGGACCTCGCAAAGCGGGTGCCTTGATCCCGGCCCCGCTATCAGCGTGACCTCATGGCCGAGGCTCACAAGTTCGCTGGCGAGCCAGTCTATTTGGCGCTGAGTACCGCCGTAGCCTTCACAGGGGATCTTGCCTTGCACAACTATAGTTATACGCATCGCCAACCCATTAACCCAAGTAGAGCGGATTACAAGATCGACGCCGCGATCCAAAAGTTGTCGATCTGCGATTCGGTCCAGCCGAAGCCAGCGCCGAACGCGGACGTTAGCGGGTGAGTGCGCTTGAATTCCGTTGCCCCCGAAAGAAGCATTTCCGCACCGAACCGTGAATCCTCGGGCAGGCCTGCGATAAGAGACATCATGCCGCTCGGAATCGCGCCCGTTTTTACAGCCGCCAGCGCTTCGGCATTGGTGATCACGCCGGCCACCGCGAGGCCTTGAAAAAATTGCCGATCAGAAATCACGGCCGGAACCGGCGGCGGGAGCGACTCCACCTCGGACCAAGCTTCGCCAAGCCATACCTGGCGGGCGTCATGAGGCGCCTCGGGCACCTCGATACCATCTAGCGGCGTTTCAACGCCTTCGCCGGCAAAAGCGCCGAGATAGTTCCCCTCGGAATCAACGAAATATTGCGTCACAGCCATGCCCTCATAACGAGTTTCCAACTTGCGTTTACGATACTGCCCACACCGCCGGTGTCCTTTCGGATGATGGTGTAGGCAAAGCTGTCATTGCCGATGCGAACCAAGAGGGTGGTCGCGGTCGGCACAATAGAGAGACCGCGCCCGCTAGGATCGGTGGCGCTGAAATTCGGATTAACGACCAACTCGTCGCCGATGGCGTAACCCTGATCTGCCGTTGTGCATTGAAGGACCGGAATACAAAGCTTTGGCTTCGCGGCAAGACCATGCGCAAGGGTGAGAAGGCCGCCCGCCGTGATCGTCTGTTGCGGGCTTTCGTAAAAGCCTTGCAACTGTAGCCCGGCGGCCACCGAAGCCACGAAAGCCGTTGTGGCAAGCTGCGTCGTGTTAGTGCCTGGCGCCGCCGTGGGCGCCGCAGGAACGCCCGTGAACGTAGGGCTGGCAAGATTGGCCTTCAGGGCCGCGATTGCAGCCGCGAAAGCCGTTGTGGCAAGCTGCGTCGTGTTGGTTCCTGGCGCCGCCGTGGGCGCCGCAGGAACGCCCGTGAACGTAGGGCTGGCAAGATTGGCCTTCAGGGCCGCAATCGCGTCAGCATAGGCCGTGGTGGCAAGCTGCGTCGTGTTGGTTCCTGGCGCCGCCGTGGGTGCCGTGGGAACGCCGGTAAGGGCAGGGCTGGCCTTTGGTGCCAAGCTGGACACCGCGACGCCGCTGTCCTTTGCAATCTTGCCCGTGGTGCCGTTGAAAGTGGCGATGTTATCCGCCACCGCCACGGCCGGCCCCGTGATTTTGTTGCCGACCAAAGTGGTCAGATTGGTAATCACGCTCGGGTCGTTTTGCAGCGCGGCGGCAAGCTCGGCGATGGTATCGAGCGCGGCCGGGGCGGCGCCAACGATGTCGGCAAAGTAGAGCCGAGCCCAAGCCGTGGTCGCGATCTTGTTTGAGTTGTCCGCCGCTGCCGGGGTCGGCGCGGTAGGGGCGCCGGTGAGGCCTGCGTTTAGTATCGGCGCCTTGAGCACAAGCGTTGAAAGAATGTTGGCGACGTCAAGGTCGGCGGCCTGCAAGGCCGCGATCAGCCGGGCGACATCGTGGTCAAGATTGTTGCCGCCGTTCGGAAGCTGCCAGTTTCGATTAGCCGTTACGGTGTCAATGGGCATCGTTCAATCCTCAAATCGAAAAGGCGCGGAGGTCGGAAACAGCCGGGCGCGCCGCCGGGGTGCCCGTTTCGGTGATGCGGATTCGGCCCTGGATCGCGGTGAGGCCGGTCGTTCGGTAGGTCCGCTCAAAAGTGCCATCCGCCAGCGCGGTGGCGGAGACTTGCGGCAGCGGTAGCCAGATATCGTCGGCCTTGTCGTATTCCACCGTAAGAGTGGAGCCGGCGGGCAAACGGGTTTTCATCACGCCGTCAATGCGGATAGCTGTCCCGAAGGCAAAGGCCCTACTGATGTACACGCCGCTCGCCTGCATCGTTCCTTTGATGGCGAGGACATCGCGCCCCATGATGGGCGAAACCTTCTCTGTGCCCGTCAGGATGGCCCGCAGAGAGGCATTGCCGGTAAAGAAGCTTTGACGCTCCCACACCTGGCCGGGTTCGATGCGAACCGCCGTCTCGCCGATGGGCTCGATCTCGAATTGCAAGCGGGTGTCGCCAGTCGGCAAGAACACCTGTGCCTCGGCGATGAAATCGGAAAGGTTCGCCGCCGTGACGGTGCCTAGCGCGATGGTCTTGGAGACCGGGCTAAACTTCGCGGCATTAAGCCGGAACGTCAGATCTTCGTCTTGGTGAGCCGTCCAAGTCGTTGCATTGGAAGACGAGAAGCGGACGCCAACGGTATAGGGCTGCGCGCCGATCCATTCCTGCCGGGCCGCATCGAAGCCGCCACGCGAGGCGAATGAAACCGAATGGTTCGGATCATTCGTCTTGAGCACAAACGCGGTTTCAACACCCGCCGGGATGAACACCGGCGGGTCGAACGTGAACTTATGCCATGGGCCGACCAGGGCCAAATGCATATCGCTTTCGGTTTGGGCGATGACATCGGCGGTTGGATAGCCGTTATCCATCGCCACGATTTCGCAAAGCACGGGCTGCGATGCGTTGCCGAGGGCGCAAAACTTCACCTCGATAGAAGCGATATGCCGGCCTTCGGTGAACTGGAAAGACTGCGCCACCGGGTCGGTGCGCCCGCCCGCGCTACCGTTGCCGCCGCCACCACCGCCGCCGCCGACAGCCCGAGGGGGCGATTCTTGGAACCTCTGCACGGTCGTAAGCTGTTGATTGGTCGTGATCTCAATTCGGCCCTGGCCGGTAAACTCGGCATTGGCGTAGTCGCCACCGGCCCCCACGGCCGCGACGTGCTTGGTGCCCGAGGGCACATTCGCTGGAATGGCGAAGCTGCCAGAAACGCGGCCGTTGGCGTCGCCTACAAGCGGCCCGGCCGGCGTCACGGTGATGCCGTCGAAGGTCAGGGTTTGCAGGATCTCGCCAACGCCGAAACCGTCAATGACGAAAGCGACGTTGATCTGCCGAAGGAACCGGGCGGTAACTTCGCGGGTCGAGGTGATGATCTCGACATTGGTGATGCGGCTTCGGTTGCCCTGGCCGAACACCTGGGTAACGGGGGAAAGCGAGGTGTCTTGCGTTTCCGTCCAAAAGTCCTGCGATGGCGTCAACGTCATCTTGGCCGGCAGCGGCGCGAATGACTGGTAAGGGTTGATCTTGGTGCAACCCGTCACCGCTTCCTGTGCAATCAAAACCTCTTCGGTGAAGTTGAGATACTGCGGCTTCGGCAGCGAGAAGAATTGGAAAGTCGGGATGATCGGAATCTGAAACGTGCCGTTGAACACGGCGCCGTTCTGCACCTCGCCGGCATCGCGGTAACGGTCATCATTGAGGGGATCAACGAAGATGCCTTTTTTCGCCACCGGCTCGCGCGCGGTGATGTCCATTTGCAGACGCGAAAGCGCGATCAAATCGAGCGCGTCGACAAGGCGATTGTACATGCGGTCGATGGTGGAAAAGGGATAGGCGCGGATGCCGTTGTTGATAACGGCAGGCGTTCCGAACCAATCGTTTTCGATCACGCAAAGCGCCAGCAACGTGGCCGGGGGCGCCGGGGGCTGCGGCTGTTCAATCGCGGGAATCCCCTTGAGGTAGACGACATTTCCATCCCTATCGAGACAGATGAGGTCGTGCCGGGGCAGATTGAAATTGTAGGTCACGAAGACGGCGCCGCCAGTGACGCCGCCGGCTACTGTGATGCCGGTAGGCGTGACTACCGAAGGAACCACCGGCGCGAGATAGCGATAGGTGACATCGTAGGAGGTGCCGCCTGCCGGTTCGGCGCCGCCGGCCGCCCAATCAATGCGGTCGTTTACAAGCGCGTAGCTGGCGGGCGACGCGTAGGTTGTGGCTCCCTGCTTCACTAGCGAGACTGACGAAACGCTAGAATGCCCGAGTAGGTCGGCGGTGTTCGCAACGCCGCCGCGCACAATCGTTTCCGTCACTTCCTTAGTGATGATGACGGTCCCGACCGAATTGATCGGGGTGCGGTTGAGCGCAATAACGGCGGTGCCGGTGCCGCCATCGGCGAACGTATGGGGCTCCGAAGCAATGTTGAGAATGTCCGGCTCTTCGGTCTGGCCGAAGCGCGTCGCGGTGTTCCGAGTGCGCTTATAGCCGAGGATATTGGCGGTGCCTTCCTCGATAGAAAACCATTGCTTGCCCGCCGAGAGGCCGAGCGGCGTTACCCTGCAGCCGCGAGCGATGTAGTTTTCATGGGCGTCGTAATCGTAGGGTGCAATCGCCGCGTTGAAGCCGGCCAGGGAAGGCGGCGGCGTCTGATCGACAACGAAGCCGTTGCGCAACTGATAGACGCGGTAAAGGTCGCCATCCTCGCCGTCGCCATCCCATCCCCAAGCCAGCGAAAGCACCTCACGGGCCGCCCCAGGCTCCCCGTAAGAGACAATCGCTTCCTCATGAAGGCCGAGTAGGGATTCATCTTCCTCATGAGTGATAACTGTTTGCAGAACGCGAACGCCGATGACGACGTCGCCCACGATAGGCAGGCCATTAAAGGCGGCCGCCCCGACCGGGCGGACATCGCCGCGCACATAGACCTCGCCGGCCGAAATCGTGGTGTTGCCGGTGAGATCATCCACGATGATGTCGCAACCCTTGATGCGGTCACCGTCATGGGCAATCATATTGCCGATGTTCGTACGCTTCCGGGCTTCGATGGAAAACGCTTCGGTTGCCTCGCTGGCCTGCGCATATTTCCGCTCGCGAAAAAGCACGCGTTCACGCGGGTCGCTAACCTTCGAACGATCATAGATATCTGCGAGGTCCGGTCGAAGAGCCGGGTCGAACACTAGAAATTCTTCATTCGCCATTTCAGATTTCCAAGGTGAGCGTGACGTGCTGCCGGACGGTGCGGCGGAAAGCAAAATCAACCGCAACCGGCCCGAGGGTCATGTCGTCGGCTTCAACGCCGTCTTCAAATTCAATTTCTTCCGGCTCAAGCCAAAGCTTCCCCGGCTTCTCGGCGTCGGCGTTGTGAGCCCGGAACACCAAGGCAACGGAAGCGCACTGCGCACCTTCGCCGTCACCGAAATCGGTACGGGCTTCGTACTCAAAGAACACATGGTTAGGCACGGCGGCGTGATCCGCCGTTACGTTCCGAATCGCCACGGGCCGGCGGTAGCCGATGGCCTCGCCGTCCGGGTCATAGAAGCCGATGTAAGCGGGCAACCGGGCCATTAGAAAACCCTTGAAGGCGCCAACATCGGTAATCCCATTCCAAGACACGCCAGGCGCATTCCAGGGGAAGTCGCCCCAAGGCAGCGAGCCGCCGGCAGTGACATTGACCCCGAGCGCGATACGGTCTGCGGTGTCCGCCGCGATGTCTCCCGTGAGGTCTTCGCCGTGGCTCCATTTGACGGTTCCACCGTCAAGGCGGATGCCGCTGTCGTCGCCCCAAATCGAGCCGCCCCAAGTCTGTTCACTCCATTCGAGGGCGCGCACATTGTAGCCGTGCCATCCCCGGATAAACGCGGAGCGCGCGGGGTCCGAGATCCCGACGAGATATTCGGCGTGCAGAAGCACCGGCAACTCGGACTCGGGCACCAAACCCATACCGATTTGATAGCGGTTCCACTTCCGGCGCCGGTCGTTTTGATCCTCGATAACCGGGGTAGCGTAGCCAATCCATGACAGCGCTTTCGTGATCGCAAGCGAGGTGCCCCGGACCCGCTGCCACGGGATGCCGGCAGCGATCACTTCGGCGTCGGTTTCGAAGAATTCGGAAATCGGGCCGAGGCCGTATTCCGCCACAACCCAGGGCGAGAAGGTCGCCGGGATGACGCCGTATTTCAGGCCGGCGATACTATCTATGTACGGGCCGAATTCCGGGGTGCGGTCAAGCACCTCGGAAAGCGCCCGCTCAAACGGCGTCGCATTTTGCGGGAGAAGGTGAAGAGCACTCACCGCGACCGCCCCGCAAAGTTCACGGTGATCGTGCCGAGCGTTGCCGCTTGGTTGTCATTCTCAACGACCGGCGCCGCAGGGCTTACCACCACGACGCGCGAAACGCCGGGAAGGTGGACCCGTGCAGTAATCCAAGACGGATTCAGGTCGAACCCGATTCCGCCTTCGTCAAACCACGCGGAACGGATCAATGTTTCCATCGAGTCGATGATGGCGAGCGGCGCGTTCGGCAGAAGCCAGACGTTGAGCACGATGTTTTGCGGCGCCTGGGTGGCGGACACAACCTCGATAACGTCATTTATGGCGCGGACGCCTGGCGCCGTCACGGCGGCCGTTACAGCGGCAAGCATGGGCGTGTCTGGCACGCCGCCGTTGACGGCTGACAGAAGCGCGACGCGAAGCTTGGGGCCGCCGTCCACCTGATAGACTGCAACGTCTTTGACTCGCACGTCAGCGGTGCGCGCAACGTACTTGTATTGCTCTTCGGTGCCGCCGGTAGAGCGGCCCTGTATCGCGAGGATGGTGCGGGTTTGGAGCGCGGAGTCCGTCTCGCCGACGAGCCGAAGGACATCATAGAAGGCGGCCAGATGGTCAAGGTCGGCGCCCCTAGCGAAGAACAAAAGGTTTGCCCGAGCCGCGTCGTTGACGCGCTGGCGCAAGACAAGATCATCGTATGAAGCGGCCTCGATTACCTTGATCGCGGGGTCGCTTTCGAGCAACGCCGAATAGGTGGGGTCAATATCAACAAGCTTGTTGATCGTATTGAGGCGGATTTCCTCGTAAGAGAGGGTCGCAATAATCGCCGGGACCGGGAGCCCTTCAAGCGTATATTGCGTTTGCGTCATTTGATGACAATTCCGTTGAGAGAAACGATCTTTCCATCCGGCAAATAATCGCCGGTTAGCCCAAATTCTATAACCCCGTCGCCGAGCGGATTAAACGAAGCTTCCCGCAATCTTAGGCGCGGCTCCCATCGCGCCAGCGCCTCGGCGAGGGCCATATAAAGATCAACGGAAAAATCCGCGGTGACCGGGTTGTCGACCAGATTTGGAAGGTCCGAGCCGTAGTCGCGGCGCATCACCCGCGTTCCGATGCGGGTTGAAAGAATGTCCTTTATCGATTGCTTGAGGTGCGCCAGGCCTTCAAGCGGCTTGCCGGTGGCGGCGTCCATTCCGAGCATCGTTTCCCCCTACCCCGCAACCGGGCCGGTGTTGCTGCCGCCAGGCTCGACCCCGGTATGCTCATGCGTCTCGGAAATGTCCTTTCCGTTGTGCGTGAGCGTGGGGCTTTCGATTTCGATTCCGCCTGGCGCCTTGATCTTGAGCTCGCCGCCGGTGGCGTGTATCGAGGCGCCGCCGCCGCCGATGTTCAATGCGAAGCTGCCGCCCTCGGCGACGTCCATTTTGTAGGCCTTGGCTTGGTCATCGTACTCAACGACCGTGCCGTCCGGGTAAACCGTCCGGTGAATGTTGCCCTTGTCCGCCGCCTGCTTTTCCTGGGTAGCGATGGAACCCACAATGATGCCCTGCGAGGGGTCGCCAGCGGGCGAGACAAGCACCACTTGCTCGCCAACGTCCAAGCTGTCGTAAGTCTTTGTGTTGCCCGCCCTGGCGCTGGTAAACGGTAGCCAGTCGCTTTCGAACTCGCCGGCCTTGACCCGGTAACGGGCTTTGCCGTGGTCGACCTGCGAAACCTTCCCGATGAGCACCGTGTTTGACAGCCGGCGCTCGATATCGGTGATATCCTTTTCACGGCGCTCAAGCATCTTACTGCCCCGTGATGTCAGTATAATCGGGCTCATGCCCGATGCCGGTTTCCGGGTCAAAGCCGAGCATGACAGTCGTCGGCCGCCTACCGTCATCCGCGATCAATTGCGTGTAATAGACGATGTCGAACGTTAGAATGGCGGTCCAAAGCGCGACCTCGCCTTGTTCGGCGAACGCGGTATCCGTCCCGAAAATCGTACACCACTCAACCCGGTTGCCGAGCGTGGGGTTTGCATGAAGCCAGGTTTCAACCTGATTGGCGCATTCGTCCACCGCCTCGGCGCCGTCATCGCCTACCGCGTAGCACTCAACAATGAGCTTGAGGAATCGGCGGCGGATTCCGCCATCGTGCCGGTGATCCGGGTCAATCGTATCGGCGCCGGTGTAGACCACGCAAACCGGCATGATGCGGGCGTCGGCCGGAAAGTCACGGCTGTCGTAAACCCGAGCCTTGGCCGCCGTGGGGAACACTAGCGGGTCGCTGGCGTCTGGCGTTGACAGCAAGGCGGCCACGGCGGCGCGGATGAGCTTTCGCGGGTGCGTGGCCATCGCCTATTTCTTCCGAAGGTGAAGCTTTGTGTTCTTTGAAGAGTCGGGAAAGGTGTCGATGACGCGGAAGGAACCGAAACCGGAAATCGTCACTTCGTCATCGGGCCTCGGTTCGAAGCCGAGGTCGGCGTTGCGAACATCGAGCACCGGGATCTTGGAAGTCGTTGGCACCCTGCCGCCGGCCTCAAGGCCTACATGCTCATAGTCAAAAATCGCGGTGAGGTCCGGCTTGATCTCGCCAGTCTCACCGCGCTTGTAGATGATCGCAACGGCCTCCCCGAAGGTATCCCGAACAACGCCGGTCATATCGTCTAGGAGGCCGCTCCAATCCATGGCGAAGAGCCGGCCTTAGCCGGCGGCCGTCGCTTTGGCGGTCAAGAGCATTTCCGGCCGCGTGCAGATGAACAGCGGATAGGAATAGACCTCGGGCCGAACCCAAAAGTTCCGGTCCTTGTCGCGGATCATCATCGCGTACAGCGGGCGGCCGATGGTGTTGACCATTTCGAACGCTTCGCCTGGCGCGAAGGCCTTCTGATAAACGCCGGGGGCGCCCATCGGGAAGAACTTGCACTTGGTCGACTTGATGCCGAGGCCGCTCTTGGTGCCCGGATCGGCGGCGTCGCTGAAATCATCGGTGCCACGATAGTTGATAAACAGGATGCCGCCGTAATCGAAGACGGCATAAGAGCCCGCGCTGAATGCGGACTGCGTCGCCACGCCGAAAGCCCTGTTGAGGGTCTGAGCCTGCGAGGTGTTGAGATACACCTGTTTGACCGTGGTATGGCCCGTGAGCTTGTCGAAGAAGGCGTCGCCGGCCAGGCCCACAACGCGGGTGCCAATCGTCCAAGCGCCTTTCGAAGCCTTCTGCATGAGGCGAAGCACGTCCCGGCATTTCTGTTCGACGTTGGTGCCGGGGGTGTCCAGCGCGAAGTCGATTTCGGCCGGCGCCGCGATCCCCCACTCTGCGAACCAGTCGATAATAACGGTGCCGTCCGCGTCCAAAACCTTGCCCTGCAGCGCGCCAAGCTGCATGTTTTCCCAGGTCAGTTCGACGTCGCCGATAAGACGCTGTTCGTAGCGGCCGACATAGGAGATCATGGTTTCCAGTTCGGACTCCGTGCCGAACGCGCGCATGTTCTGGATCTCGGAAGCCTGAATCGTGTGACCCTTCGCGATGCGGGTCGTATCGTACTTTCGAAGGTTGGCACGGTCCCGCTTGCCCTCGGCCAGGGGCGCGCCGCGTTCCGAAGTCTGGATGATCGAAAGCACGTTGCCGGCGCGGCGCTCGACCGAGACGGTTTCCGTTGCAATCGGAACCTCTTCGAAGAGGTTCATCGAGCCGATCAGGTTGGGCTTGAATTCGAAGTCTTCAAGCGCCACGGTCATCGAGACGGTGGAAAACGCGTCGTCGTTGAAGATATCCATATGCATTGGTGCGATTCCTCGTTTTCCCCGTCGCCGTGCTTAGCGAACGATGATGCTTTTTGCGGCGAGAGCCGCGATTGCGATTGCCTTGTTCGGCGCCGAGATACCCACGGGCCAGGTGATTTCAGCGCCGTTGATTTCGGTATCCCTCATGCTGACCACGATGGGCTTGTCGGCGAGGGTGGCGTCGACGTTGCCGAAGAGAACGGCGCGGGCGTTCTGCGAACCGTCCACGGCGGCCGGGTCATAGGCCTTGAATTTCTTGGTGCCCGCCGAAACGGTGATGTTGAAGCCGTCGCCGGCAACCATCGGGGTCGCGCCGACCGTGATGGTAAAGCCGAGGTCATCGGCGTAGGCGACGCCGGTGGCGCCGGACTTGATCTTAAAGCCTTCCGGGTCCACCACGTCGAACTTGGTCGCGGCGGTGAATTCCACGGAATAAACGCCGACCTTGGCGCCGGGGCCAGTGGCCACCGCCGAAATGGTGGCGTTGCCGGTGTTGCCACCCTTGGCGGCTGCAACCGGGACGGCCGCAACGGTAATCTGGCCGAGGATGGTTCCGTCGACCAGCTTGGCTGCGCCGGTCAGAAAGCCGGCCTCACGGGAGCGCATCCCGCCGGAAGAGCCTGCGGCTTCACTCACGATATAAGCCCCAGGGCGGCGGCCTTCATAAAGAATGGTCATTTCTGTCGTCTCCTGTTGAGGCGCTTACCGGCGCGTCATTGCCTTTTTCCACGCGGAAACCTTGGCGCCCGCGTCCAGAATTTTGCCGGCCCTCGGCGTCTCAGCCTTGGGTGTCGCGATGGTGGAAACGGGCGCGGCATCGCCAGCGGCGGCGGCGTCCAGAACCTTTGAGCGGGCATCGGACACGCTCATGTTCGTTTTGATGGCTTCGCCCACGTTGAACGTGACACCGAGGCGGTCGGCCTGGGCAGTGATGGCGGCGAGGCCTTCGCAGCGGGTACGCTCGGCCGTGGTGGCCTTCTCGGCTTCGGTCGCGGTTGCCTCGGCAGCAACCCTGGCGGCCTCGGCTTCGGCGGCGAGACGTGCCGTTTCGGCTTCGGCGGCAAGCCTGGCGGTTTCGGCTTCGGCCGCAACCCGGGCAGTCTCGGCCTCGGCGGCGGCGGCGGTTTCGGCGGCGGAAAGAACCTTGGGCATAAGACCTACCTTTAGTTTCGATTTTGACGACGCTTGAGGCGAAACCGTTTGCAATTCGTCAACACTATTCGCGAACGCTTCAAGGGCTTCGTCAAAGCTGCCGGACACATCGGCTAAGCCAGACTCGACCGCGTCAACACCGCGATACATACAAGCTTCCGTAGCACGGATCGTCGCCGCGTCGATTCCACGATGTTGCGAAACAAGCTGCACAAACATTTCGCCGAGGGCGTCAACATCGGCCTGCACCGCTGCCCTGGCGCGATTGCTCAAGGGCTCATGCATGTTGCCATCCGCCTTTTCGGCGCCATAGAAAATATACGTCCAGCGAACGCCGGCCATCTTGTCCGCTTCGCTCACGTCCACATGGGCGGCGAGACAGCCAATTGAACCGACCTCGCCCGTGGTCGGCACCCAAATTTGCGAGGCCGCGCTTGCGATGGCGTAGCCGGCCGAGGCCGCTACTTCGTTGACGTGGCACCAAACCGGCTTGCCGGCTTCCTCGCTTGCGCTGCGAATGAAGCGGGCCAGGTCAAAGCATCCGTTTGCCTCGCCGCCGGGGCTGTCAAGCTCAAGCATGAGGCCGCGAACCGCCGGGTCGTACATGATTTCCGTGACGGCATCGGACAGCGCGGAATAGCTGGTAAGTCCGGACTCCGAATCCAGCCAGGAACCGCGCCGGATCAACGTTCCGAGGACGGGCAAAACCGCGATGCCATTGTCGGCCATATAGCCGCCGCTACGGAAGGCCCGACCCTGGCCCGCACGCGCTTCGCGCGGGGCTCGCGGCAACTCATTGGCGGACACCGCCAGGCCGTCCAGAATGCGGGGGCCGATGGCGGTGAGGATGGTGTTCGCCTTGCCGCGATGGATAAGCAGGGGCGTGTCGAAAAGCAGGCTGGCAACTAGCGGGAGGTCACGCGGCATTTGGAAGATCCTCCGGGGGGTTGTCATCGGCCGGGGCAGGGGGCGGCGCGCCTGGCGCCAGGGGCGGCGCGGTGCCGTCCGTATCGAACACAAGCGGCATCGCCCGGCCCGCCGCATCGGTGCGCTCGGCCTCGATCTCGTCGTCAACGTCTTCGATATCGTAACCGCGTTCCGCGATTGATTGCGTGCGGCTCTTGAGGCCGCCTTTGATCGCATCTTTCTCGGCCGCAATATCCTTCGCCGGGTCAAGCCATTCTTGCCGAGGCGGCAGGTGATCGCACTGCCAATATTCGGTCGGGTCTTCGTCATAGCCGGGAAGCTCGATAAGACCCGCCATCACGGCGCGCTCAACAAACGCAATCCACACCGGGCGGCAAAGCTGAAAGATCAAGGTGTTATTCTGCCACTGCGAAATGCGGCGACGGAACGCCACAATGGCGGTGCGGACATTCGAGAAATTGCCCTTGGTCATATCGCCGGTAACGATGGAATAGGGCACGCCGAGGCCGGCGCAAATCTTCAAGATGGTGCGATATTGGAAGGCCTCATATGAGCCGCCCACTTCGGCCGGCGAAGAGAACTTGATATCCCGGTCGTTGCCGAGGTCGATGATTGCGCCTGGCTGAATACCCGCAATCGGGGTGTCTTCCTCGTCGCCGTCACCGTCGTCGTTTACCGTCAACGGGTTTTCGCCACGGCCCACAAGGAAGCCAGCGAAGAGAGCGGCGGTTTTCTTCCGCTCGATTTCGGCGTCGTCATAGACCTCGAGTCCGAAGATCTTGACCAGCACGCGGGCGACGCGCGGGACACCGCGAATCTGCCCGCTCTGGCGGCCATCGTAAACGTGCAGCACTTCGGCCGCCGGGACGCGGACCCGCTCACGGGCGTTCGTTGCGTTCGGCGGGCGGGTGTCGTTCGGATGGGAGCGCCAGAAGTGATAAGCGACACGGGCGCCAATCGCGTTGAACTCGATACCGGCCACAACGAAGTTGCCGCCAGGAAGCGAGGTGCTAAAGGCGAGGTCCAGCATTTCGGCGGGAAGCATCTGCAATTGAAAAGGCACCGTCCACATATCGGAACGGCGGCGGGCTCGGATGCGAATGAAGCACTCGCCGGCAATGTAGGCCTCGCGGGCGACCTTCTCTTGAAGGCCATAGTAATCGGTCAAGCCCTCGGCGTCGGCTTCGTCCGTCCACTTCATGAACAGCGCGATCAACGCGGCTTTCGCGGCCTTGCGTTCTTTCTTGAGGCGGGGCCGTGGCTTGATGCCATCGCCCACGGCGGCCGAGGTCCATTCGTCAACCGCGTTGCCGGCGATGCCATCGTTTTCGTATAGCCAGCGGGCGCGGGCGACCAGGGTGGACCCGGCGGCGGCGATGGCGACGTTGACATGGTTGCGGGACGGATTGAACCCGAGCAACCGCCTGCCGGTGCCGGCCGCCTCAAATGAATTGTTGCCGCCGCTGCTCAAGCGGAACGCGCTCGCGACTCGGGAAAGAATGCCCATCAATATCCCCGCCTGGCGTCGAGATAGAACACGCGCTTTTTCTTGCTGCCTTCAAGCTCAGCGATTTCGTCTTTGATCGAGTCGAGCGCGTCTTTCATTTCGCCGATGCTGCGATACTGGACGCTCTTGTCGCCGTGGCGAACGATGAGCGCACCGGAACGCATCGCCTTTAACAGCGCCGCCTTTTGAGCCTGTAGCAATTCAAGTTCGGTCATCGCGATCACATGTAAGGGCTGCCGACGACGCGGCGGCGTTTCCGGTTCACCTTAGCACTGGCCTGCGGCGGCTGGATTCCACGATGCTGCGAAATGGCGTCATCTTCGCCAGGGATGGGCAGCGGTTCCGCTTCCGGTTCCGCCTTGTCTAAGCCAAGCTCGGAAAGCATCCGCTCGACCTTGGCGGCCTCACGGTTCAAGACGATGCCGGCGGCGATCAAACCTTGCAACGACGCATATGCGTAGACGCGGCAGTCAAACGCCTCATTCCTGGCGTGGTCTGGCTTCCACCAATAGACATCTTTGAAGCCTTTCACGTACCGGGTTTTTTTAACCTCGGCCGTCATTTGATCGAAATAGTCTTTGTCGCGTTCCATCGGGAAGTGACAGGCGCCGGCCCCGCTAACTAGCGGCCCCGTCTTCTCGAGCCGCTTCATGATCGTCTCTTTCGCGGAGTCGACGCCGATGGGGTAAAGGTTGATCCGGCCTTTGTTGTTTCGGGTCGGCCGCTTCGGCCACACCGCCCGGCGCCCCGCGTAGCCCTTGATTCCCCAAATGCGGCGGCCCTCACGCGGCTTGACGAAGCGGTAAACGTCTTGCGTGTTCGCGCCGCCGGTGTCCACGGAGGTCGCCGCTATCGCCATCCCGTTCGGGAACGCGGGGTGCGGAAAGCGGGTGAACAAGTAGTCGTCAAGCTGATCCCAAACCTCTTGTTGAGACGGGTCGCCTACAAAGATTTGATAATCGATCGACCAAGATTCCTCGTCTCGCCCCCACGCCACAACCTCGGCCTCAAGGCGGTCGGGCTGCACGTCAACGCCAGCGGTCAGCAAGGCGGCACCGGCGGGGCAACACGAGAATACTTCCCGCTTCGCCAAGAGGGTGGCGGGGTCCGCTTTCTCGCCGCCGGTGTCTTCCCACGGCTCGCCTAGAACGGTGTTGACAAAGATCTGTAAGAGGGCGGGGTCGTCTTTGGCCGCCATGAATTCCGAGACGCATTCCGCCCACTTGAACCAAGGCGAGTAAAGCGCGGAAAGGTGATAGCTGCGCACGTTCGGCCGGATCGGCGTCGCCGTGGGCACCCATGCGGCGCCGTGCTCTTCGGATAGCAGGAACTTTTTCCGCGCTTCGGTATGCCTGTGCTCGCAAAGCTCGCCGGTGTCCGGGTCTGAGGCCTGGCAAACAAAGGCCGCCGTCTCTGGCTTGCCCGGCTCCCATTTGATGGCGGCCCAAATGATGGGCTGCGCGGTCCCGCACTTCTCGCACTTCACGTTGTAATATCGCTGATCGCCCTCGGCGAACGACTTAGCGATACGGCTATTGAGCTTGAGCTTTGGCGAGGACGTGATGAAGATTTTGCGGCGCGGAAAATTCGCGGTTCGCTTGATCGCGAGCATCGCGGGGTCGCCTTCGTCATCCGCCGAAGCGGGATAGGCGTCGACTTCGTCCAGCACCAAGCGAGACACCGGCGAGCCGCGAAGGCCGGAACCCGAATTCGCGCCGGTCATGAACAAGGCGCCGCCGTCAAAATCCTTCTGCATGACGGTGTTGCCGGAATCGCGGGAACGGGCCGGCTTGATCTTCTCGGCCAGCGCCGGGCTTTCGGAAACCATCGGGTCGATGCGGGTTTTCGAAAACTTTTTTGCCATGTCGATGGTTGGCAAAACGTACATGATCGGGCCGGGCGAATGGTGGATTGTGTATCCGACGAAGTTGAACCCGCCTTCCGAGGCGCCGATCTGCACGCCCTTCATGAGGGCCACGGTTTCAATCGCCGAATAAGTGGACAGTGAGTCCATGATCTCGCGTAGGTACGGGGTGCGCGAGGTCCGCCACTTCCCAGGCTCGGAAGACGAAACCGAAGTCAGATGCCGGTGTTCGTCCGCCCATTCCGAAACAGTAAAGGGCGGGTCCGGCTCGATAGCCGCGACGCCTTCCTCAAACAGGTATTGATATGCGCCCTCGGCTAGCACTCGGCATCCCCGAAGGTGCCCGCTTCCATTGGCGCCCGCGTCTTGGACAACTCGGCCAGGGCGAGGCGCATGTGCTCTTCAAGGGTGCCGGCGAGCTGGACCGGGTCGGCTTCCACCACGGCCGCGATATCGGATGCGTAGCGGTTCGCAAAATTCAGCATCGCGGCTCGGAAGACGCGCATAAGCGAACGGATGGCGCGGCGGGCTTCCTCACGGTCGACCGTGGTTTCCTTAAGCCGCTCAAGATTGATCTTGGCGGCCTCAAGGTCGACTTGCATTCGCTCGACCTTGAGGTCGTATTCGCTGGTTTCCTCGGCGCCCTCGGCGGCCTCGCGAAGCTTGGAGGTCTTGGCCGCCGGCTTCCGCCGTTGTTGGTTTGGATTGCTATTTGCAAACCACTGGACCCGAGCCGCCACCGAATCGACCGAACCATCGGGGAAGATGGAACCGGCGAGGCTTCCGCGCTGCACTCTTTGGCGCACCGCGTTAGGCGTAACGCCCATTTCGCGGGCAAAAGCGGCTAGGCTGATGCCGTCCCGTTTTTTTCTGCCGCCCACTTTTTTGATCCTAGCTATATACACCACGCATATTGCGCGCTATGTGTCGTTTGCGAATTGCAAACACTCTAGCTGAAACGGAACCGACAATGAAGTCGTACAATGTCAAGTCAAATGCGAAGCGCTTTGCCAAACAACTTGCCGCAAAGTTTCCTGGCTATAGCCCCGATGAACCGGCCGAGGTGAGCCCCGGCGCAAAGGAATGGTTCCCCGCCCTGGCTGCGCCGTTCAAGACGATGGCCGCCGGCATCCCCGAAGAGATCAGTTCAACCGCCTACGTCAACGGCAAGAGCCATGAGGCCGCCGCTACCATCGCCGAGGCCGCCCCCGTCATGACGCGCATTCAAGCCGAGGTCGCCAAGGTGGCGGCGATGACGCCGGCCGAGGTGACGGTTGCAAGCAAGGCGAACAAGGCGAAGGTGAAGGCGGCTCGCAAGATGACGCTCCCCGCGATGAAAGCGGCGGTTGCCGACCTCCCGCCCACGAGATCGACCCCGGAGCAAATCGCGGAACGCCGCGCCGCTCGCGCCGCTGCCCGTGACGCGAACCCGAAGCCGGCGAAGGTGACGAAGACAACCAGGGCGGACACGATCATTGCGCTTGTGTCCCGGCCGAACGGCGCCACCGCCGCCGAGCTACAGGCCGCCACCGAATGGCAACCCCACACCTTGCGCGGCTACATCGCCGGCACACTTCGGAAGCGCGGCCACAACATCGTTCTGGTAAGGATCAAGGGCGAGGAAACCCGCTATGTGATCCCGGCGGCCGAGGTGGAGGCATGAGCGGCATGCGTGACCCATTTGGGCCGGTAGCACCGTTCCCGCCAACGTCATGCACGGCATGGGAAGATTGCGAACACGATGGGCTTTGCCACGATCCGAAAGACTGCGGAGGCGTTGGGCCGAATTCAAGCGAGCCCGAGCCCGATCAGGAGACCGGGGCAGGGCTTTGCCGGCTGGTCATTCTCGAGTCGCCCTATGCCGGTGACATCGAAAGGAACGTGGCCTATGCGCGGGCCGCGATGCGGGATTGCTTGATCAAGGGCGACGCCCCAATGGCAAGCCATTTGCTCTACACGCAACCCGGCGTGCTGGACGATGGCGAGCCCGAGGAACGCGCGCGCGGCATCGACGCCGGCCTGGCGTGGGGCGCTGTTGCCTCGGCGACCGTGGTCTATGCCGACCTCGGGGTTTCTCGCGGCATGGCCGAGGGCATCGCCCGCGCCGAGGCAGAGGGCAGGCCGGTGGAGTATCGCCGGCTTGAGGGGTGGCAGTCATGACGCCGGCACAAATGCGAATCCTTCGCGGGCTTACCGACGAGTGGGTTGACGTGCCGGACGGCGCAGACACGGTTGAACGGGGCGAGGTCATCTTTCTCGGCTTGGTCAAGCTCGGGCTCGCCGATATCAGGCAGGCCCCGGCGGGTGCGGGCTGGCAGCGGAAGATCACTTCGGCGGGCCGTGCGGAACGGAAGGCGGCCGGGTGGAAGGCGCGCCCGCTGGACGTGGCGTCATGAGCGCCACGGTGAAAGAGCGGCTTGAGGCGGCCAAGGCCGAGGTCGCCAGGCTTGAGCGTGAGGCCGCGCAAGCCTCATGCGCCGAGGCCGGCCACACCTGGGTAAGCCTTGGCGGTTGCAATTGCGGTTGCGAGGATGGCCGGTGCTCTGTACCCGTGCACGAGTGCTCCCGGTGCGGCGGGTGCGACTATGGTGAAAACGAATGGGCGGCCGAGACAAGGCGCCGGTGCCAAGAGCGGGCGTAAAAGTTTCGGAACCATTTTAGCTAATGCTGATTGAATCGCGGTCCCGTGAGTCAGTTCATGCGTTTAGCGTTCATCCCGCCGATGAAACCGAAGCTTGTCGATAGCCCGCCGCTCGGCGATGGCTGGACCCACGAGATCAAGCTAGACGGCTACCGAACACAAATCATCATCGAAGCCGGCGAGGTCCGCGCCTACTCAAGTAGCGGCGCGGACTGGACGAAGAGATATGCCGGCATCGTTGAGGCGGCCCGCGAGCTTGAAGTTGAGTCCGCGATCATCGACGGTGAGGCAGTTGTTCCCGATGCCGAGGGCCGGCCCGATTTCCACAAGATGCAAAGCGTGGTTCACAAAGACCCTTACGCTTCCATCCTCGGCGCCTTTGATCTTCTCCACCTCAACGGCCACGACCTCCGAGACATCGGCTGTAAGGCCCGCCGGGAAATGCTGCATAGCATCGTGAAGCCTGGCACCCGGATTCAATTCAGCGAGGCGCTACCAGGCGAGGCGAAAGCGATCTTCTATCTGGTCGAGCAAGCCGAGCTTGAGGGTATCGTTTCGAAGCGGGTCGATAGCAAGTATCGAAGCGGCCCGACCACGAATTGGTTGAAGACGAAAAGTTATATGTACAGTGATCTTGATCTAATCGGATACCAGCGGGAAACAGGCAAGGCGGCTCAAGGCTTGTTCGCGGAACCGGGCACCGGGCGCTATGTCGGAACCGCAATGATAACCCTAGGCCGCGACATGCGTGAACGGCTTTGGCAGCGGGTCCAGGCCAGGGCCGGCGGTGCCGCCCCCGAAGCGCTCGGGAAGAAACGCGACGCCTCGATACAATGGATCAAGCCAGGGGTGCGCGCCACGGTGAAGCATCTGCGAGGCGAAGAGATCTTGCGGCACGCGTCCGTTAAGGCGTTGCTAGAGGACGGGGAAGAGGGCGGCGCCTAACCGTCATATCGAACCGCGCCAGGCCTCGCGCCCGCGTTCAGGCCTCAAGCGATTGATCCCGCTGAAGGATTCCGCCGGGGAAGTCAGCCCCGCGGTTCTTTGATGCATTCGCAAAAGCGATGGTTTGTTATCGAAGCGAATAGTTCGGATATGCTTTCCGGGATTTCTGTCGCTAGTGAAAACGTGCGATGCAGCGCTCCCCTCACATGGCGGCGGGGGAGGAAGTACCTTTTGATCTCATGACCCCTTGATATCGTTGAGGTTTTGGGTTTGGGCATCCATCCTCATTGATCGCAGTGGGGACGGTTGGCCAGGCGTAGGCTATCCCCTGACTCCATCAACGTTTGTGATGCATTCAACCTCGGAAGGCGTAGCGCTTAAGCTGTCGCACTACGTTCGTGGTGAGCTTGGCCTGTGCGTCTGCCTCGATCTCGCCCATCGTGATGGCCTGCGACATCACCTGGGTAACGCCGGACCCCCATAGCTCTTTGATCGGGTTTCGTTTCTTCGTTTCCCGCACAAACACCCCCTCATGCCCGGACGACCGCATGGTGGCGATGAACGTATGTTTGTAGAGCTTTCTAACCCCCCACGAGTTCGCGGTTACACCGGCCTTGGTTTGCCTGGCAGCGAACTTGATAAGTGCTATGGGGCGGCCTGAGCCTCGGACAGTGGCGCTTAGCGTTTGTGGGGTGGAATGCGGATAGATGCGGATTGAGGGATCAACATCACCACGCTTAAGCCCGCCCTGCTTAGCAACGATGCGGGCCGCGAAGGTTCGGACTTGCTTCGCAGTGGTGTTGACGCTCACGGAAAGCGCTTGGTTCAACCTCGGGGGTTGAAGCTTTCGCATGAGGGCGCGAACCTCGGCAGTATTCCAGTCCGCGCGGATCTCAAGGTCGGACATTCCGCCCTTACTTCGCCTTGCCCTTCGGGGCCACATAGTTCGGGTTCGGGCCAGCGTCCACTAGCTGCCGCGTGGGTTCGATCACTTCGGCCACTTCAACCACGGCCTCGGGTGCCAGGGCGCCGGCTCGGCGCAACCGGTCCAGCGTACCGGGTCCGATGTTCGCGGGCACCGGCCCTTTCAGGAACTGCCTCGGGTTGCCGTAGTCGGAAACAACCATGTTGCGGATGAGGTCAGCCATTGCGGGAATCCTTTCGGGCGAGTCGGGTGAGGCGCCCATTAAGCAAAAACGTTTGTGCTTCGTCAACGCCTCAACGCTTCGCGGGGCGTGTATGGATGGGTTTCGGCTTCATACACCTTCCATACACCCTAAACATAGGGGTTAAGCCCCTGATTTATATATATATATTTATTTGTATAGAAATATATAATAATAAGAGGCCTTATTACACCTATGTCTATGCGCATCCGCATCACCCTATGCATGTATAGCTCTATGTTTTCGGCCAAAATTCCATAGCTGAAATAGTCGCAACGATTTCAACGGGTTGATTGTATTTTCCGCCCTATGAAAGGCACTATAAACCGCGATCTATGGATTTTCAGGCCAGAAATCGGACCTCGGCCCGCGAAACCCTCTTGCATCCTCGATATTCGCAGCGTATATCAGTGTTGACGAAACGCAAACGAGAGTTTCCCCGATGTCTGACTCCGCATTTAAGACCGGCGCTTATCCTGGGCTGACCACGAAGCAGCTTGAGGCTGCCTATGCCAAATACGCCGCGATCCCAGGCCATGGTGCCACCGCCGAGAAGATGCAAGCCGAGCTGGACCGCCGCTTCGCCGTTGCCTCGGGCGACGTCTCCGTGATGACGAACGGGGAACGCCTCCGCTTCGCCCGCGAAACCAGCAAGTCGTAAGGGGCCGCTATGATTTACTTCCCGACCCGTTCTGACTGCCCGAACCGCGCCAAGCTCGCCACGATGAGCGTCGCCGAGGCCGCGACATGGGCGGCTCGCGCCTCGACCCATTGCATGGAAGTTTCCCGCCTCGCCGAGGTCGAGACCTTTTACAACCTCACCCGCGCCGAGGCCGCCGCCGCCCACGCCGCCGCTGTCACCGCTCTTGTTGAAGCCAGGGTGTCCGCATGAGCCCCGCAACAGCCGCCGCCCTCGCCGAGATCGAGGCCGCTGTGCGCACCGGGCAGGCCCGCTTGGTGCCCGCGCTGTTTTCCTGGCAGTTCGGTCGCGCCGCATCGGCCGCCGCGTTCCGCGCCGCCAAGGCCGCCGGCATCATCGAGGTCGCTTACACCTCCGTTGCGGGGACACCGGTCTACCAGGCCGCCGGCATCAACGCCGCCCTCGCCCTCTTCGCCACCTCAACCAAGCACTAGGAGTCAAGAGATGGGACGGAACCAATACGGGTATTGGGACGACAAGGATATGGAAGCGGCAGAGCGAAGGTTAAAGGCCGCTCAACGTAAAATAAGCAATAAGTACACGAAGAAGCATAATGCTTTAGTTGCAAAACTGGACGCACTACGGTCTCAAGAGCGAGCCGAACGGGATGCTGCTAAGAAGCGATGGGAGGATCAGACCGACGCCGCCGTCACCCTATGGGCGGACAAGCCATGAGCAGGAACTACCTTATCGACCTCAACCCGCCACTAGGAGCCGCCCGCATGAAAAGCGTAATTTTGACAGCCGCCGACCATGAGCGGAACGGCTTCGTGGCCCTTGCGAAATGGTCAGGCCTAAACCTAGCCGAGGCAAAAGCTTTCATCGACGCCACCGACGCAACAGTTTGCGACGACTCCGAGCCCGACAGCCAAACGGCGCCTTTCACGTTCATTCTGGACCTCATGGACGATAGCAACGGCGATCTTCTGGACACCGGCAAGCGTATGCTTCCGATGCAAACCGCCATGGCGCTGGCACCGGCCGAGGTTCGGCACTGGCTTGAAGAGCGGCCCGACCCCGATAGCGTCATGCATAGGCGCGTTCCCGAGGCGAACCGCGCCGCCATACTCGGCGCCTAACGAAAAAAGATCACGACCCTATCGTTTGCGTATTGCAAACCAACTATTCGCTATGTATACGCCGTTAGCGAAACGCAAACGAAGGGCGCCACAAATGATCGACTTCGCTGACCTTGACACCGACCCGAACACCTCGGCCCCGCTGGCCTCGACCTCGCCCGAGGCGATCCGCGCCGCCGCTCACCTCGCCAACGGTGGCGACGCGGTGTTCCCCTGCCCGAAGTGCGGCGGAACCGGCATGTGGCGCGGTATCCGGACCTGTTTCACATGCCGGGGAAAGCGCGTGGTGTCCAAGGGTGTCGCCGCCGCCGCTAAGGGCAGGGTGACGAAGGCGGTTAACCTCGCCGCTGCTAAGGCCGCGTTTGAAGGTTCGAACCCTGCCCTCATGGGCGACCTTCGCGCCATCGCCTCTTGGCATACCTTCGCCCGCGAATTGCTCGGCAAGTTCGATCAATACGGCTCGCTTACAACGGGCCAGGTTGTCGCCGCCCTGAATTCCCTGGCGAAGGTGAAGGAAAAGCAGGCCGAGCGCGCCGCCGTACGCAACGCCGAGAACGCCGGGAAGTCCGGCGAGGTCGGAATTGATCGTATCACCGCGCTTTTCGCCACCGCTTCCGCCGCCGGCCTCAAAAAGCCGGTGTTCCGCACCGAACGGCTTATCATTAAGCCCGCGAAGACGCATCCCGGCACCCTTTACGTTACCGACAAGGCACTGGCCGGTGCCTACGTTGGCAAGATCGTTGCCGGCAAGTTCGAAGCCCGCCGGGAAGCGAAGCCGGACACCCTGGCACTGCTTTGCGCCATCGCAGCGGACCCGATGAAAGCGGCCACCGAATACGGCCGTAGCACCGGGGAATGCGGCTGCTGTGGCCGCGAGCTTACCGACCCCGCATCCGTCAAAGCCGGCATCGGCCCGATTTGCGCGACGAAGTGGGGCATCTAGCCCCACGCCTCGCCGCTCGGAACCCATCACCTCAAAGGACTCCCGAAATGCTTTCAACCCATTCCCTTCGCGTGCTTGTTGCCTGCGAGTTTTCCGGCACCGTCCGCAACGCGTTTCTTGATCGCGGCCATGACGCTTGGTCCTGTGACCTCTTGCCGAGCGCGGACGGCAGCAACCGCCATATCAGGGGCGACGCACGTGACCTTCTCGGCGATGGGTGGGATTTGCTCATGGTAGCTCACCCGCCTTGCACCCGCCTCTGTAACAGCGGTGTCCGCTGGCTCACCAAGGCGCCGCCGGGGAAGACGCTGGCCCAAATGTGGGGCGAGTTGGACGAAGGCGCCGCGCTGTTTTCCGCGTTCTGGAATGCGCCGATTGATCGCGTCTGCATCGAAAACCCGGTGATGCACAAGCACGCGAAACAGCGGATCACGAATTACGAAGATTTCGCGCAATCGGTCCAGCCCTGGCAGTTCGGACACCCCGAGGTGAAGCGAACTTGCTTCTGGCTGAAAAATCTTCCGCCGCTCACCTCGACCAACGTTGTGGACGGCCGCGAGGCTCGAGTCCATCGCTCCACCGGGTGGGGCAAGCACGCGCTCAATCGCTGGCGTGAACGCGCCAAGTTCTTCCCAGGCATCGCCGAGGCGATGGCGGACCAATGGGGCCGGCTCGCCCCGCTCAACCCGATGTCGCAAGCCGCTTAAAGGAGTCCCGATATGGGCAAATCATCCCCGATAGAGCTTACCGATTCCGAGGTCCGGAGCGCCGAGCACGCCTTGCTCGCGACGAAGGTGCGCAACTCGCTTCTCGCCGAGTGCAACCACCTGGAACGCCAGGGCAGGCCCGAGGTCGCCGCCGCTCACGCCCGCTTCGTCAATGATCTGTCTTATGAACAGATCTTGCGGATGCGCCGCGCCATCCTCGGGGCGTGAAGATGGCAAAGATCAACCACGCTGCCGGCGAATTCTATTTCCGCGCTTGGTACGATGAGGAAGACGGCAGGGTCGAAATCAGCGAATACGGCTTGCGGTCTATCCGCACCCGCGTCGCCTACTTCACCCTGAAAGCCTCTTTCACATGGGGCAAGCGATCAACGAAGCACGGCGACTTCGGATGGTTGCCGAACATACCGGCGTGGTGCAGATCCGCCGAGCCTACCGCAGGCAAATACATTCAAACCTATACGAAGACGAAAGCCGGCGCGCTACGGGCCGCCATAGCCGGGGAACGGGCATCCCGCCGGCTCTGGAAGGGGAAGCCCGAGCGGCAAGCCGAATGCGACGTCGCTATCGCAGCATTGCAAGCCAGGCTGAAAAGGGCTGCTAAACATTAGAGCCCGCTGAAGTATTTACGTTTTCTAACTGCGAGATCACGAATTGTTACAGAGTATGTTCTAGCCCCGATCCTTGTTGCGGCAAGAATATTTCATGTTAAAAGCGCCTCGGGCTTAGCAACCCTGATCGAGACTAGGCGGGCTTTCAAATACCGCCGAAGGTGCGACCGCTTAGCGGCGCCGCACGCCCTGGCTTTCGGCCGGGGGCGGCGCGCGTATGTCCAATGCGCAAGCTAAAGGCGCGTCGGCTTGTCGTCTCGACGAGTTGCTAACCCCCGGCTCTGCCGCCCGAAGAACGCGGCAACGAATGGCATGATCATACAAAGCGTACGATATTCGTACAAAACGCGTTGACTCTCTTCGAGTAGTGCGTTCTCATTGTGTTCTCGTAAATCAATCCCCGCCAGGAAAGCCCCGCCAGCATGTTGCATTCCCTTTTTGTAGCAGTAGCAACGTACTCAAAACCGCGCCTCGCCCTATGGCTGCAAAGCGCTATTGTGGCGGGCAGGGCGGCGCCGCTAGTAGAGCTTCCGCTTGATGTCGCGACGGGCTCCGCATATCGGGCCAGGAACGGCGCCAAGGTGGGGCCGCTTCGGCCGTTCCGTGATGAGGAAGACGGCCCCCATACCGATGCCGCCGGCCGCTCCGCTTGGTTCATGGCAGATGGCGTCGGCGCCTTCGATAGATACGGCCGCCACCTATCCGGCCGCCGAGGTGACAGCCCCGCCGACCTGGTTGCCCCTTGGGGGCCAGAAACCATTGAAATAGATCAACTATCAGCGCTTCACCCCTTGCGCTTCGATATTCGTGGTGTATATTCGCATTGACAACGCGAAGGGAAACCGATGACCACTTTCGAAGCCGGCAAGACCTACAAGACCCGCTCAATCTGCGACTCCAATTGCTGGTTTTCGATCACGGTTGCTTCGCGCACCGCGAAGACGATCAAGACCACCGAAGGCAAGACCCTTCGGGTCGGTTCGTACGATGGCGCCGAGACGGTGAAGCCGTACGGTTCCTATTCTATGGCACCCGTCATTTCGGCGGACAGGTGAGGGCGGGGAATCCCTCGCCCCTTTTTTCCATGAAGCGTTTGCAAAACGCCAACACTCTGATATTCGTAGCGTTATCAAAACGGGAACACCCAATGAGCAATCATCACCACTTCACAGACGCCGAACTAGCCGAACCCGAGGCCGGCGCCGCCGACTTCGCCCGCGCCGTGCTCGCCATTGGCGCCGGGTCCGTTGGCCTCGCCGTCTTCCTCACCACTTTCGTTTTCGGGCTCCCCCTCGGCGCCCTGTTCATCGCGGGCCAGCTATGAGCGAGGCCGTTCTGTTCGCCCCGCCCGTGAGGCCTTGGTGTCCGCCCGCTTCGACTATGGCTGGCGCCCCGCGCCTGGCTTCACCCGTGAGCGCATGGCCTGGGAGACACCCCAAGGCGAGCGCATCGCCCACGTCGCCCGCCTCAACGGCTTACGGCACCGCGCCGCCGGCCTGCGCGTCTACCTGGCCCCCGGCTGCGACCCGGATGACGTCGCCGATATCCGCTTTGAAGGCCGCACCGGCCGCCTCACCATCGTAGGGGAACCCACACCATGAACACCGCATCAACCGCCATGAGCGCCGAGCAAGCCGTGCAGGAGTCCTTGAGCGGCGCCCATGCCCCGATGTCAAAGGTATTCCCCGGCGGCATCGCCACCACTGTAGGCGCGTCAGCGGAAGTCCACCTCGTTCTCGGGGCACCGGCCCAGACTCTCAAGCCCTGCGAGAAACACCCCGACCGATACTGCAACTGTGAGGGCTATTATCCGGCGTGTCGTGATGCCGCCGGATCGACCACGGGAAAAAAGCTATGACCGACACACTGTGCTCGGCGGCGAAAATACTGATCATCCAAGCCATGCAGTTGAAAGACTTTGGCCATGAAGGGACCGGCGGTGAGTTCTGGACGAATGCCAGTAAGACCGCACTTCTCGAAGAGTGCGCCGAAAACGCCGCCCGTGCTGTTCTCGCCCTCGTCACTCCCGGAAAGGCGCTGGCTGCAGCGGAGCCTTACGCGCACGAGTATGGGAAGACAAATGGCGACGGGACTTTCAGTGTTGTCATCGAACGAGGCGAGCCCAAAAACCCTGTCCCTGACTGGCCGGTTAAGGCCCTCTACGCCGCTCCAGTCGATCACCCTGACGTGGTGGGGGTGAAGATCAAAGATTTGGAGTGGGTTGAAGATTGGACGGGCGGTAACGACGACATTCCGTCATGGCGCGGCAACAATCCCCTTGGCTTGCACGTCTACATTTGCTTCGCAGGGCGGCTGTTCAACGGTCGGCAAATCAAGAGACACGACGAAGTGCCATCGGACGTTCTCGCAGACGCTAAAGCCGCCGCGCAATCCGACTACGAAACGCGCATCCGTTCCGCCCTCCAGCCCTTAGATAGCCCTGAAGTGGTGGGGGAGCCGGTAGCGTATGCGAGCCAAGGGCAAATGGATGCTTTGGAGGATCGGCCCGACGATCCGGGCGGTGTGTACATCCCGCTGCGCAAGACGCCGCTCGGCCTGTTTCGGATGCCGCTCTACCGTTCCGCCCTCCAACCCTCAGATAGCCCTGCCCTTGAGGCGAGGTCTGTGGCGACAGTTCGCGTAACGCATGGAGGCTTCGGGATGGAGTTGAGCACCCACGTCGCCTACGCCCTGCCCGAAGGCTTGCACGACCTCTTCGCTTCCCCCGCTGTCGCACCGGTAGCGGTGGCGCCCTTGCGGTTGCATTTTGACAGGGAAACATTGAGGCGAAAGATTGAGGCGGACGGCGAGGAAGGCGAGATTGGAGCAGGGTATGAAATGTTCGCCGCTCCTGTCGCGCCGGTAGCGCTCTCGAAGGACACGTCACGTTTCAACACGCTTTCGTCAGCCGATGACGACACCACTCCTACATCGGAGGATGGTAAGCCGTGAGGTTCCAGAAGCAACGATACAACACAGCCGATCCTGACCTCGGCGACTGTTTCCGGACCTCCATCGCAGTTATCCTTGAACTGGATCGAGACGACGTACCTTTGTTCCAGGCCAGCGATGGGCCGGGACAGTCTGCGGCAGCGGCCGAATGGCTACGCGAGCGTGGTTTCGACATCAGGGAGACTTGGTTCGAAGCGGCATCTCCCGCCGAGGCTTTCGGCACGATGCACAAATGGCTGGGCGGCGAGTACCCCTACGTACTCTACGGCGCGACTAGCCAGAACACGTGCCACGCCGTCGTGGGGTGCGGCGCCGAAATGGTTTGGGACCCTTCGCACTATGACGCGAGGATCGTAGGCCCGATGCCCGGCTGCACCTTTTATGGTGGTGCAGCTGTCTGGCGTGAAAAGCTTTCTACCCAACTTAGCGAAGATGAGTTCGCCGGCCTTGGCCTCAGGACCGAGGCGGCTTAACCGACTGCCCGTAGGCGGCAACGATCACGTTAGCCTTGCCCTGGCACGGATAGCAGGGTCGTTCGCAGCGGGAATCGCATATCATCAAAGCGACCTCGGCGGCTGTCGGCTTCGCCGAGGCCGTCATGAGCTTAAGCCCCACAAATAGGGCGGTATCCGGGGAGAGTGTGACCCGCTTCCCCGCGTTGGCACGCGCAATGATAAGCGCGGCAAGCTCGGCCTCACCGGCCCATCGCCTCGGCATAAGATCATCCGTTTGAATTTATTCCTACGCTAGAACGGAATGAGAACACCGGTCAAGCTAGTCTGTGATGCCTGGGCTTTGATAATGGACGATGGCGTCGAGAATCGTTTCGTAGACGCTGCCGCCTGCACTCTCAGTGATCTCGGGGCCGTCAATGCCTTCGCGCTTAGCATCATGGAGAAGCTTTTCTGTTGCCTTGCCCACCGATATGACATCGGCCCCCACCATGGTCGGCAAGTTTTCGGCAAGCCACCGATCAAGAAAATCTATGCCCCGTGCGCTCATAGAGCTTCAACTTGCACGGTGGGGTTAGGTTCCGTCCGCTACCATTCCGCGACGTCGACGCCGCCATCTGGCCGGAAGGTGACGCGGTAAGCGAACTCGGCGAATACGTTGTCGGTGCCGTCATCGGGGCCGCAATGAACCTTGACAACATCACCTCGGGCGGCAGGCCCTTTCTTCCACGCGAGTTTAGCGGCGGGGCATTTGAACCCGTGAACCTTGATTGCAGCGGCGGCACCCTTCGCCATGTCCGGGGTGAGCTTCATTTCTTCGGCCGCCGCCGAGGTGGCGATAAGAGCGAAGAGAGCGGCGAGGATCTGTTTCATTCGGCTGTCGTAGCGTCGTTGCGCCCTCGGGCGCAAGTCGAAGTTAATTGGCGGACAGCGCCACCATTTGCGAATCGGCAAACGTGTCATAGAACGCGGTGCGCCTGAGAACGCCGCGCATGTTGAAGACGCCGGCGCCATTCGTCCCCCAATCAAAATGAGTTATGATCGGACTACTCGCGGCGGCGCCACGGTAGATTGTTCCGCCATTGATACAAAGCCTGGCGTTCCCGGCGACATCACGGCTGATCGCCACCTTCTGATAAGCATCGAACTTGAAGGTGCCGGCCGGGGCCGCCGCAGTGCCCCACCCTACGCTACCATCGGCGTTTACCGAGCAATTGAAATTGTTGTCGCTGACAAACAGGCCACGACCACCGGCAGCGGACATTTTGCCTTCCCACAACACCGCGTAGACGCCGCCTTTGATGAAGTCTCGGATAGGCGGCTTGTTGAGACAGGTGAGCCGGTTCTGCGGCGTGTTTACCGCGCTTGCAACGCTAGTCACCCGAGGCCCTAGCCAGTTGCCTGTTTGCATCGTGACCCAATCGAGGTCGAACACGTCACCCGCATTCGAGAACCTGAAAGCAACCTGGGGATTAGCCAGATTTTGCGGCGGGATCGGGATACGCTTGTAAGCGCCGGTGATGCCACCCAGGACGACCCAATTCGCCTGGCCGTCAATGCTCATTTCAACGGTGCCACTGCCCGATACCTTAAAGAGATCGACCGCCCCGATGACATCCCCGATTGCCTGTACGGCGGCGGCTTGCGTCACAATGCCCCCGTTGGCCGTAACCGTGCAGCGGGAGGCTTGGTTAGCCCCTCCGTTGCGGCCGAGCGTGCGCGTTGCCGTGACCCCGGTCTTTGTCCATGTGCCACTTGTTATATCCCTGACTTGCAGGGCCAAGTTCTTGCGGCTCGGCCATACCTCCAAACCGTTCGGCGAAACCTGGGGTGCATTGGCGGCGACCGCAACGATCAATCCGCTGTCTTCACGCTCATAAATGCCGCCAACAAAATTACCCGCCTCGGCCGCCATGTTCGCCAGGGTGTCACCGGAATAGGCGTTGCTGACGAAATTTAGATCAAAGCGCGGAATCGGGAACCCGCCGCCATCAGCGGCGCCCTTGGTAAGGCCGCGACCGATATGGAAGGGCGAGGGAAGCCCGAACATTACACCCCGACCGTGTAGCCGCGAATCTTCGAAGCCCGGTCCAGCCCTCGGGCGAACACCTTGTCGCCAGCCGCGATATCCAGGGTGACGGCGGGCGCGTAGGCCTGGCCGAGCACAAAGAACGCATCGGACCCGATGCCAGGCGACGCCGCCGCGATGGCGACGGCAACCGCCGGGATCAATGAGGCTTGAATGCAAACCGTCTTTGAGGCCGCGCCGTCCGCGACCTGCGTCCAGGCGCCCGAGGGAAGATCAGTTGCATATGATGCGGTTGCCATTTGCGCTTGTTCCTTTGCCCCTCGGGGCGAATTGGTTGCGGGGGGCGGATTTGAACCGCCGGCCTAACGGGCATGAACCGATCGCTCTTCCAGGCTGAGCTACCCCGCCTGATGACTAAGCCAGAGTCGTTTGCGATATGTCAACGATTCAAACGAAAAACCCGGCATCGCTGCCGGGCTTACTCCGTATCCTGTAAACCGCAGCGGTCAGGCTGGCCAAGGTACGGCATAGGGGCGGTGCGGGCCGGCGGCCGGCTTGGTGAGACGGTAGACCGCGAACAGCATGACAGCGGCGCCGGTGACGGCAACCGCCGGAATTCGTCGGACATCGTGCGAGACGCGGACGACGTCGAAATCGACGGCAACGGCAAGCGGTGCCGGGCTCGGCGGGTGTTCCTGTTGGCTGGCGGCGGTGGCGATGGTGACGCGGTCGAACTCGGCGGCCGGCGCGGAACACGCCGAGAAGGCGATCATTGCGACGGCAAGTGCAGACAGAAGGAATCTCTTGTTCATATCGGTTTCCTGTTTCGGACTAAAAAGGGCGGCCATCCCTTGGGAGGTCTATCGGGATGGCCGCCAACACCCGAACTATGGTTGAGTCGTTTGCGTTTTGTCAACGCTCAATCCGCGTCTTCGCCGGGCTCGCGCTCCCCGAGCAAGGCGTTAAGCGGAACCGTCACAAAGGGCGTGTTGATGCCGCTGGAAAAGTAGCGGTTGCCTTTGCCTGGCCTGGCGCCGGGGATCGCCTTCAAGATGTCCCGGTACTTCGTTGCGGCCCACTCCGTATTTCGCAGCACAAGGCGCTTGAAGCTTTCGTGCGTCGTGGTGATGTCAACGCATAGCTCGGGGCCGCGCCACACCCGTATTCCGAGGCGTGCCAAGGCCGCCACGGCCGAACCCTTTTTCTTGTTCGGTTCCATCCCGCCGTAGCCATCGCCGAGCGGCATTTGATCGGCGGCATAGGCGGCCAATTCCAACAGCTCGCCGACCGTCCGTTCCCATGTGCCGCCCTCGGGCGTGTTGTGGCGGACAAGGTGCCCGGTAATGTGCTGCAAAAACCGTTCGGAGTCCTTGGTGGCACCCTTCGCGCTATGATCGGTCCAATCGTTTTCGCGAAGCCATTTCAGGGCGGTTTCAACCGTTACCGGCTTGGTGCTGTTGAGAAGGTAGGCGCCGGCCAGCATAGGCCCTAACTGATCGCCGAGGCGTTGCGTGCCGAGGTGTTGAGCCGCCGCCACCGTGAACACGTCCACATAAGCCCGGAGCGTCGGCAAGTGCTGGATTGTCCGGGCGATCAACCGCTTTGAAAACGTTGGCGTGAGAAGCCCGACGATATCGGACAGAAGCTTTTCATAGTGAGCCTTGTTCCGCGCCTTCTCTTCCTCGGAATCCTGCGAGCCGTCCGCAAGGGTTAGCTGAGTGATGCGGGACTCGTCCGCGTAGCCTTCGATTTGCGTGACGATGGAAGCGAAGACAAACATTGACCTGGCCCGGAAACCTTTTGTCTTTTGGTTCGCGGTTCCCTTGAGAATGAGGCCGTCGCCTTCCGAGGCCGCCACGCGGGCCAGGTCCATAATCGCCCGGATACGCGCTTGGTTGTTTTGATCCTTCGGCTCGACTTCGTCAAAGATGATTGGCAACGCATCCATGCCAAGCGCGCCTCGCACGCCGGCTTCCGTGGTGTTGCCGACCACGCTCAACGCGGTAGCGCCTAGACACCGCCGAATGATTTGGTCCATCACGGTGGACTTGCCGGACCCCGAGGGGCCGTTTACCCAAACGTGGGGCCGCCATTTCAGGAAGCCGCACACCGGGGCGACAACGCACCATCCCGCGAGAAGGTAGCCGGACAGCGGAGAAACCCACCGAAGGCTTTTGCAAAGCTCCAGGAGCTTGCGCGCCTCGGCGGTGTTCACCGGGCCGTCAACGTCCACCGCAAGCGCTTCGCCTTCGTCATAGACAAACCGGCTTTTGTGATCGTGAAACGATGACTCCTCCCCGTCCACAATGAGGCGGTCGCCGGCATGATAGATTGCGGTTTCGCCTTCGAACCATGCGCCGCGCCCCCGCACCGAATTGTGAGGCACAAACTTGCGGCGATACATGCAGGCTTGCATACAAGCGTTGATCGCCGCGCTCCAATCGACGCCGGTTTTCGCGCCGGGGAATTCGGATTCCCACCATTGCAGTTTGGCAAGGCGCATCATGTTGGACGATGACAGTTGCGAGGCGGTAAGCGAGATCACTTGCGCCACGTTGGCGGGCTGAAAGAACAGCGTAGTTTCATCGACCCCGAGGCAACGGAAATGAGGTTCGCCGAAGGTGGCAAGCGGGTGCTCAACATCGTCGTCGGCGCGAGTGGCGGCGGCGGGCTCTTCGTAGTGGCCGTGGTCCTGATAGTCTGGATGATAGCCGCTGCCGTCATCCTCGGCCGGCGGGGGCGTTTCGTCTTGGGCCGGCGCCGGGTTGAGGGCGGCGTTGATGACATCTCGGACCCGGTCGACGCCGTATTTTTGGGCGAGGTCATCGAAGTCGGTTAGCTCGATATCGGCGGCGTCGAACTCGGGGAACGCGACTAAGCCACCGACCGTTTCCGCCGCTTCCTTCGCCTTGGTGAGGCCTGGGTTCATCCTGCCGTCCGGCATCGGGGTGAGCCGGTCATTGTCCGCCGCGAAGAGTAAGCGCGCCTCGGGGAACTTGGCCCGTATCGCCTTTGAGACGGGCGCCAGGTTGCCGGCATCAAAGGCGACAATGGTGAGGTAGCCGGTCGCCTCATGAACTCGGGCGCCGGTGCTGTAGCCCTCGGCGATGACGATGACGCCACCGGGATCTTCGCCGCGCTTGCCGATGGGGTGATAATTGCCTTCCTTCGCGGTGCCTTTGAGAAAGCGTTTCGTGCCGTCATCGCCGATAAGCTGGACGCTCACAAGTTCGGAAGCCGGGGTGTAGACCGGCACGACAAGGGAACCGGCGCGAGCGGTGCGCGGGTCTTCCTCGGGGTCGATGGTGTAGCGAACCGCTTTCTTGAGCCTGCGAAGGCCAGGGAAAGGCGGCAGGCCCTTTCTAGCGAGGTAGGGGTGCGAAGCCGGCGCCTTCTCTGTTTCCGCTACAATGAGCTTAGCAGCGGCAGCGGCAGCGGCGTGCAGCGCGGCGCGGTCTTCGTCCCGCTGGCGTTGCGTATCGATCATGCGTTGTTTCAGGGCGGCCCGCTCGGCGGGCGTCATTGTCGTCGGCCGCTTTTCGGTCCAAGTATCTTGAACGCCAGTTTGCAGGTCGCCGAAGGCGCCCGAGGCCGGCGAGTCCAGGTGCAACACATACCATATGTGCTGATTTTTGGCCTGTTTTTTCCCCTGGGCGTTGGCGCGGTGTATCTTGCCGTCCGCTATGGGATGGGATGAGCCCCGAGCGTTCGCGGTGTCCAAGTAGACACCGGCCGAGCGCATCGCTTCGATGAACGCGAGTATGTTGTCGTCACTGTCCGCCACGGTATGCCTTAAGAGTTTCGAGCGCTTCCGCTTCACTTCTAATGATCGTGCCAATGCCACCGGCGCCAGCGATGAAACCCGCGAAATGGGCTTGTTCCTTTGTCGGCCTGCCCGTCCCGTCTTTCACTTCCCAAGAGCCGAACACCGCGACCCGGCGGCCGACCATTTCGGGCGTGATGACGATTGAATTGAGCCCGATGATATCGCCGGACCCGAGGCATAGACCGGCCTTGATAGGGTAGGCGTTGAGAACGACTCGCTCGCCGCCTTGCGCACGGTAAACCTCGCCGCGCGACAACGAAAACGATTTGCCAGCCCACCCCGATGCCGTGGTGTTTCTCCACACCGTTGCCCCCGCCTTGGACAGCGCGATCAAGCAACGGTTCATAAGATTTGTGCCGGTGCTCATAGCAACGCCGGCATGGCTTGAAGCTCGGACCGGTGTTCGGTATCCGCCGGCTTCCATTTGTCAAAGTCCGCCTCGATCTGCCCGTAATTTACGGGATGGGCGAGGCGGAGGTTCAAGGCACTGCGGCCGGCGATATAGCGGCCCCGCTCGGCGGCAGGGGCAAGCCAGCGCATATCAAGCCAGCGCTTCCGGTCGATGCCGATTAGCTTGAAATCGGCGATGGAAACGAAGCCTCGGCGTTCCAAGATTATGCAAATCTTGATTGCCTTAATCTTCCATTCCGACAGCTGCGAAGGCCCCGAGGCGCCCGCGACGACATCGGGCACGTAGGCCGGAACCTTGCACCGTTCCGCCGGGCAATGGTCCGCCCATGTCTTCCGCCAGTCATAGCCGAAGGCCGGAAGTTCCGGGGTGAACCACGGCTTATCTCTGGTATGAGCACGGCGATAGGAAAGCCCGAACTTTTCGGCGAAAGCCTTTTCTTCGGCCTCGCGTTCCCCTTCGCTTGTCATGACGATCACGACAACACCGAGATAGCTTGCTACTGCCTTCAACTCGACCCCGGCGGCGCCAGACGGCACCAAGGCGGCCCGGAAGTCAGGTCCGGCGTGCTCGCGGCCGTGCCCCGAATAGATCCCTTCAATGGCCTGCAGAAGCACCTTCGGATTGAGGGTCATTTTTGCCTCAACGCCGATTTGGGCGCCGTCAACATCGCGCACCAAGAGGATATCAAAGCCGGCGGTTTCCGGGTACGCGGTCCAGCCCTCGGGCAGGCGAGCAATGAAGGCGGCGCAAAGCGCGGCCTCGGACTCGAAGATGGCTTTTTTCATAGCGCCGCCCCCCGGCGCTGCCGTTCTTTCCATTTCAGCCAGTCGCCGAAAGGAATGTCGCAATCACATTCGAGAAAGTCGGCATAGCGTTGCTTGCTCGCCGAGAGTTTCGGGGGCGCCGGGCTGTTCGCTATAGCGGCCTGCCTGCCGGAGTCGGTGACGCGAAAGAGGTCGGCACCCCCAAACATTTGGACATCGGCGCGGCGGGTCATAAAGCCGAGGGCGGTTAGCTCAACACATGCCGGATGGTCGACGCTGCCCTCGCCTGTGACGAAGTGGTCGCGGTACATTTCACCGCGCCCGTATTGGTCAAGCCCGAGGGCGTGTTGCAGAATGTGAAGGTGCTGCGGTGTCATGCGTCCACCTTCGCGGCCTGGCGCTCGCAAACGTCGGCGTAGTGGCGCAACACCTCGCCGGCAGCGTCGGCGCCATACCACTCGACCAGCTTAACCGCCAGGGTATCGAGCACGCCAAACGCGGCAGCATCGGCGGGCAGGCCGTCGCGGACGTGAGCGGCCAGGGCGGCAGCGATATGGATACGCCCTTGGTTGCGAACGGTGTTGTGCTTGATCGCCTCAAGGTCGGTCATTTGGCCGGTTTTGATGTAGTCGGAATAAGAGCGGGGCATAGGCTTCCTTTCAACGGACGTAGCGGGTTTGAGATTTGGACATTCGGGCGGCGTGAACGTGCTTCGCCCACCCGTGGGGATTCTTCATGCCGCGCATCTTTCCGAGGGCGACCAGGTCTTCCAAAGACTTCGCCGAGCTTTGTTGTTTCTTGGCTTCGACGCGGGCGACCCGCTCCACCTCGGCCAGTTCGCCGGCAAGCTCTTTCACTGTGCGGCCCATGGTCGGGTAGACGTGTTGACATTGCGGGCAGGTCGGTGCGGGCGGATGGACGCGGAAACAGTTCGGGCACTGGCGCGATGTCACCGCCGGCTCATCGTCTTCGTCTTCATCCTTCGCCCGTTTCTTTTTCTTGTGGCCCTCAAGGGTCCATTCCCGATCATCGTCCGGCAGGCCGTGGCCGCGCCCGCCTTGATCCTTCGGGATACTGTTTCCGGCGTGGTCGAGAATGAGGGCGTAAGGCTTCGGCCCCGCCGCTATCGCCATGAGCCGGCCGGCCTGGGTATCGAGGTCGAAACCAGGCGCGTAGACCGGGCGAAGCACGCGGCCGACTTGCTGTAGGAAGAGCGCAAGCGAGTGCGTGGGGCGCAAGAGAATGGCGACCTCAATCGCCGGCAAATCGAAGCCCTCGGAAACGAGGTCGACCGAGGACAGCACTTGAATCGTGCCGCGCTCATAAGCCCGAAGAATGGCGTCGCGATCCGGGGAGTCGCCATCGATATGGGCAGCGGTGTAGCCGGCGGCTTGGAATTGCTCGACCACGCTCAAGCTGTGTTTGATAGACACGCAAAAGATCATGGCCTTGCGGCCGTGGGCGAGGCGGCGGTAATGCTCGACCGCGTTGCCAGTGATGGCGGTCGTTGCCATGCGCTTGGCTAGTTCGGCTTTGTTGAGGTCGCCGCCGGTTCGCTTGATGCCCGAGAGGTCCGGCGAGGACGGGGCGAACATTCGATAGGTGGACAGATAGCCCTGATCCATAAGCCAGGAGACGCTAGGCCCCGTGACCATGCGGCCGAACCACTTCCCTAGCCCGGCGCCGTCCATCCGTTCCGGCGTTGCGGACAGGCCGACGACCTTGGCTTTCTTGCTGGCGTATTCCTCAATGATATCAGCCCACGTCTTCGCCCCGGCGTGGTGCGCTTCGTCCGGCACATAGAGGTCGGGCGTGCCGTGCAGGTCCATTCGCTTGCCGAGCGTTTGGATGCTGGCGATTTGGACGGGCTGGCGCCGGTCCCCGGTCATGCCGGAAGCAATGATGCCGTAGGGTATGCCCACCTTGTCGAAGGTGAGCGCGGTTTGCTTGATAAGCTCGCGCCGGTGGACACCGAAGATGACCCGCTTACCGCGTTTCGCGGCAGATGACGCCATGAACGCGGCGAGGCCGGTTTTGCCACCGCCGGTCGCCATCTGGACGAGCACGGAGTCGACCTCGCGAAGCGCGTCGCGCGCATCGACAATTAGCTCTTGCTGATAGGGGCGAAGAACGAATGCCATCTTACGCCGCCACCGCCTCGCGGGCGTCCGCAGCGATGGCGTCAGGGATGGCGCGGCGCTCTATCGGCGTGCCCTTGCCGGACACGGCGAGGGCGTGGAAACCGCAATACGGCCAGCGGCTATCAGGAATCCGCGGTGCCCCGCAAAACAGCGAGGTGTCCACCTCATAGTCTTCGTGATGGCCCCAAAGCGGGAACTCGCAACCGCATGAGGTGAGGCGGCCGCGCGGTACGCCATCGTAGCCAGGCGCCTTGTCAGGAAAGCACGGCTTGATCTTGAGGACCTCGGCCGCCTTGCCTTCGCTGGCGCCCTTAGTCAGGGCCGCCAGGCGGTTGGCGCCGCGCCGCCGCAACACAAACATTGCCCGGTTGTGGCGGGTGAGCGCATAAAGCTCTTTAGTGGTCGAGCCGACACGGGCGGCGATAGCGGGGCCGTCAAGTCCGGTCGCCCATAGGCGCGCGGCTTCGGCTTTCTTTTCGGGGGTCCATTTCATGGCTGATTTCTCCAAATCGTTTGCGTTTTGCAAACGGTCAGTTCAAGCAAAAAGCTTTTCGCGGGCATTGATTTTTGAGACGTGGGCGACCGTATCTTCGCCGAAGAGCGGAAGGCCCTCGGCAGGCTCGATTTCGGTACGCGCCCGTTTCTTGGTTTCCGGCCCGGCCAGCACAAGCGACATTCGCTTCGCTATATCGCGCTGGTATTCTTCCTCGCGCTCGATCAGGATTGCGTTGCACCCTTCCCAAAACGCGGCCTCGCCCGCGGTGCCGGTGCCGGCGAACGGGTCAAGCACGGTGCCTCCCTTGCGGCAGACAAGCCGGACAAGCCAGCGCATCAAATCAACCGGCTTCACGGTCGGGTGTTTCGAGCCGAGGCGATCGTCGCCGTCCGCCTTCGCGCTGTAGAAGAAACGGACAGCGGACCCCGCGTCGCCGCGCGGCTCGCTGGCGGCCCGCTTGTACTCCCCGTGTGTGTTCTTGGTGCTGGCACTGGCTTCCTGGCCCGAAACGCGGCCTTGTGCGCCGTTGGCGTCGGGGAACGCGGCTTCCACCTCGGCGGAACCGTCCGTTATGATGTTCGCAGGGTATCGGCCTTGTACCGGGCGGGCGGCGCCATCTTTGCAAAGGCCGCTGTTTTCATCGGTCCAAGTGCCGCCGCCGCTCGCCTTGCCGCCCCATCCTGTGGCCTTCTCGGCGTCGATGCGGCAGGCGTCCACATTGAGGCCGCCGGTCCCGTGGGCCAAGGTGTTGGCGGCCACGGTGCTAATCATCGGCTTTCGGGCCAGGCATATCGGTTCCCATGCCGGCTTGAGCGCGGTTCCCCATCCCTCCCACTCGGCGGCCTCGGGCGTGCCGGTCGAATAGATATCCCGGTCATACGCGGGACGCTCTTCACCCTTGCCCACGTTCAAGAGGGCTGAGTTGCGCATATCATTGACAAGCGTTTCTTTGCCGATGAATTGGCCCCGGAAGTCGCCGAGGCGCTTGAATGCGGTTTCAATCCGCCCGCGAAGCCCGGTTGAAACCCCTCGCTTGTCCCGGCTCTTCGCCCATTTGATGAGGCGATCATGACGCACGCGGATGGCCGGGTTTTCGTCTAACCATTGCCGGAACAAATGGTCGTCAATGCCCTTCGAAACGCTATGGCTTTTTGGGAAGCCGGTCCCGTAGCACCAAGCCAGCATTCCGCCGAATTGGCTATCTTCGATGCAGCGAAAGAACGCTTCGACCTGGGCCGGCGAAAGGCTTCCAAGAAACTGCACAACCGCCGTATCCGAGGCGAGCATGTTGAGAATGTTGTCGCGGACTTCGAAGCCGGCTCGGGCGATTGCCACCGCCATGTCGTGATAGGTCCGGGTGCCTGAGAAGGCCACAACGTAGCCGCCGGGTTTCAGTACGCGAAGCACCTTCGCCCATAGGTCCGGCCGGAACGCGATGTCGCCGCCGTCCCATGTCTTGCCCATGAAGCCGGCGGAGGCCCTGGCGTAGGCGCCGGCGCTGCCTTCCTTCGGCGTAGCCGGTGCCGCATCCTCGGCGCCGAAGCGGTTGACGATAGAGGTGAGGTGATAGGGCGGGTCGCACACCACGGCGTCGACCGAGCCTTCGGGAATATCATCGAGACGGGCGAAACAATCGCCGGACAACAGCGTTATGCGGCCGTCCAAAAATTCGGTTGAGGCGTTCATGCTAAAAGAGATCCCCTTGAGTTTGAGGTGTTTGCGGTGGCGGCGGGGCCGGCGTCTCGGCCGGCTCGGCCCTGAAAATCGTTTGCGTTTCGTCAACTCTATGGGCGAAGCAACGCCAATTTCCGAGCCGTCCGACCCTGAGTTTGACGTTGTACCCGAAGCTCGCGGCCCCGCCGCCAACTTCGCAAACGAAGTCGCCAGGGGTGGCCTTTCTTGTGCAAGGCGATGTCACGTTTGCTATAATCCGATAAACGTTGACATATTGCAAACCATGTTCGTTTCCCAAACACAAGCCGAAATTTTCGCCTGTTCAAAAGATCAATTTGCAATTAACCTTCTTGTATCAGCCCCAAAAGCCACGATTTGCCGCTATTTTAAGCATTACGCGTACATATAAGGCCGTCGCTCGGAGGCCTATTTCTCCCCGCCCTGCGCCACGTTAGGGAAGGCGTGCCATTTCGGCACGTCTTCGGAATGCAAACAGATTCGTGACGAATCGCAAAGGGAAATTAACGGTCATACACGATATCGTTTGCTAAACGTTAACAACTTTGCTAATCGATTGGCATAGCAGTGCAGTGCGTAAAGGGGACAGAGAATGAACACGAAGCCTGATGTTGATTGGTTCCGCCGGAAGCTGGAGGAGCACCGGCTTTCACAGTCCGGCCTCGGCCGGATGCTCAAGATCGATAAGGCGAGCATGAGCTTGATTCTAGCTGGCAAGCGGAAGCTCAAGCTTTCGGACGCCGCCGATATGGCGCGCATCCTGGGTGTCACGGTTTCCGAAATCATGGAACATATCGGCGTTCGGGTTGACGGCATAAAGCCAAGCGAGGCCGCGAACTCGCAACTTCTCCCCTTCGCCGGCTGGATTGACGAAACTGCCCAAGTGCAACCCGAGCCGAGCAAGCGCAAGCGCATGGTTGATATCGGCATCAACGTCGAGCCGGGGTCGACCGCCTGGCAGTGGCGGACCCCGCAAACGAAGATGGACATTCTAGACGGCTGGATTGTTGTGTCTGGGGCCCGCCGGGAACCCGACGACCGGATGATTGGCCGGGGATGCGTGGTCGGCACCAAGTCCGGCGAAATCTTGCTGCGCACGATTCGGCGCGGTTACACGCCGGGCTCGCATACCTTGCTCGGCCTCGGCATTCCCGAGTCCGCCGAAGCCGAGGTCGAATGGTATGCGCCGATCCTGCTTATGAAGCCCGCGACGGTCTGAGAAGTCACACCGTCAGTTAATAACTTCAAATTTTATCAATCGGTCGCATTTTGTCGATTGACGCCAGCCGCCGCGTGTTTGCATATTACAAACAGTTAGCAAAACGCAAACAAGGATTCGGGCGGCATGTTGGTTAGGACAGGTGGTATCTACCGCACTAAAGGCGGCAGGAAGGTCGGGCCATTGCGCCCGTTCAGAGACAGAGAAGACGGCCCGGCAAGCGATATCATGGGGCGCTCGGCGTGGTTTTACGTCGATGGTATCGGCGCCTTTGACAAGAATGGGGAATACCTCACCGCCGGCCCCGACAGCCCGCATCACCTCACCGCCGAGGTTGACGGCTTCACCTCAATTGACGGCCATATCGAGCGCCGCGACAACGATCACGAATTGACGGTCGGGAAGACGATACCGGCCGGCGTGTTGCTGGCGGAAGCTCGCGTGAATGGCGAACAGGTCGCCATTGATAAGGCATGGCTTGAGGGCGCCGCCGGTGTCACCGTTCCGCTTGAAGGCAACGCGGTCGACACCTTCGGCATCTTCACGGCGGGCCGCTGGCGGACCTTTCGGAGCATCATCACGGCGGCAGCGCTGGCCGAGGTGAAGGCATGAGCAAGGCCCCTTACTCGCCGGACGCGCAATGGTTCTGGCCGCGCAAAGAAAGCACCTGGCACAAGCTGCGGGAACCGGACATCACCGCCACCGGGTCCGCTACGCTCTTCGGCTGCAGCCCCTACATGACGCCGTTCGATATGTTCCACCGGATGGCCGGCAACATCACCGTCGAATTTGAAGAAACCGAGCGAATGCTTTGGGGCAAGCGTTTGCAAAACGCAATCGCTTTAGGCGTCTGCCAAGATCATGGATGGGAGATCGTAGACGCTCACCCCTTCCTCTACGCGAGATCGAAGACGGTTCGTGGCATGGGGGCGTCGCCCGACTATGTCATCCGCGACCCCGCGCGACCCGAACTCGGCTTCGGCGTTCTGGAAATCAAGAACGTCGATTTCTTCGTGGCCGGCAAAGACTGGTCGGACGAAGAGGCGCCGCCGCATATCGAGTTTCAGGTGCAACACCAGCTTGCAGTTACCGGCTTTCGATGGGGCGCCCTGGCCGGCCTTATCGGCGGCAATACGGTGCGGGTGTTCCGCCGGGACCGCGACGACGAAGTCATCAACGAAATCATCGTGCGGGTCGATGACATGCACGGCCGGGTCGCCAGGAACGAAGCGCCGCCGGCTGACTATCTGGCGGACTATGAGACGATCCGCACGCTCTACCGGCACGCCACGGTGGCGAAGTCATTTGACCTCGATAATCCCGGCGAGGAACCCGAGCTAGACCCCGCCAAGCTCACCGGCCTCATGGCCGCGAAGTTCGACGCGGATATCGCGTTCAAGGCTGCCGAGGAAGACAAGAAGCGGGCCGCCGCTGAATTGCTCGAGTTCGTCAAAGACACCGAAACCGTGTTCGGCGGCGGCTGGAAGCTTTCCGCCGGAACGGTCCACCGCGAAGCCTCGACCATCATCTACCCCGCAACCACCTACCGAAACCTTCGGCTGTCCAAGCCGAAGCCCAAGGCCGCCAAGGCCAAGAAAGGCTCATAGACAAATGACGACCTCAAACAATCTCGTCGTGCAGCAAGCTGCGCCGCACCGCGCCATTTCGGTATTCTCAAGCGAGGCAGATTTCGCCGCCGGGCAGCGCCTTTGCAAGGCCCTGACTTCCTCGAACCTTGTTCCTGTCAGCTACCAGGGTGAGCAAAATATGGGCAACGCCCTTATCGCGCTCGATATGGCGAACCGGATGCAGATTCCGCCCATCATGGTTATGCAAAACCTAAACGTGATCGAGGGCCGGCCGGCGTGGGCATCGCAGTTCATCATTGCCGCGCTCAACGCTTGCGGGCTCTTCTCGCCGCTCCGCTTCCGCAAAGTGAACCTCGGGCAGACTGAGGTTTCCAAAACGGAATGGAGCGGCCCGAAGGGCGCCAGGCAGAGCAAGATCGTTAAGGCCACGATCACGAATAAGGAATGCACCGCCTACGCGGTCGAGAAGGCCACCGGCGAGGTGCTTGAAGGCCCTACCGTATCCATCGCTATGGCGGTGGCGGAAGGCTGGTATTTCCGCGCCGGTTCGAAGTGGCAGACCATGGAAGATTTGATGCTGATGTATCGGTCGGCCGCATTCTTCGGCCGCCTCTACGCGCCGCATATCCTCAACGGCATGAGCACCGCCGACGAGGCCATGGACCTAGCGGAGATCAAAGACATCACGCCAGCGGCCGAGACTGTGGCCGCCGCTTCGGAAAGCAAGCCCGAAGGCAGGCCGAGGGGCGTTCACGCCGCCATGGCAGCGGCGAAGGCGGCGGACAAGCCGAAAGAGAAGGCGAAGCCCGCCGGGAAGGTTATCGAGGCCGTGGCCGAAGAGCTTCCCGCCCATGACGCGGACGGCGTGATTTTGGAAGACGAGGAAGACGTTGACGGCGATGCCGACCGCGCCGCCGAGGCGGATGACGTGTTCGGCACCGATGACGACCACTTTGGTCCGGGGGCGTGATGTCTGATCTAGTTCGCGACCTCCAAATCGCCGCAACCGGCGCCCGCCGCGCCCTGGCTATTGCTGAGAGGGCAATTGCCAACGTGGCGGACAAGACGGAAGCCCTGGCCCTTTCTTTCGGCCAGAACAACGAAGCTCGCGCGGTGGCCTTTGCGGCCACCGGCGAGGTGCTTCTAAACGCGGATGACGTCGCCGGCATCCTTCGTTGCAGCAAAGCGACGCTCGCCCGCTGGCGGGTGCTCGGAACCGGCCCCGGCTACGTCAAGAAACAGGGCCGTATCCTTTACCGGGCCGAGACGATTCAAGGCTTCGTCACGTCCAAAGAGCGCACCAAGACACGGGATGAGGTCGAGGGATGAACCGAGCCGCCGAGCCTTTCACGTCCACCGTCAAGGTGCTGGACAGGTACGACCGGGGCGCCTTCATCCGGGTCAATGACACGGGCCGCGAGGGCTGGATTTCTCTTGCTCACGCGGACCTTTCACCGGCGGGGCCGCTTCACGTCTTGACGGCGTCGACCGAGGTGGCGCGGGAGGCCGGGCTACTATGACGAGGGGGAGGGCAACAGCAACGACAGGCGAAGATTTTTCATTGATCGATGAATTTGATCTTAGCCAGCAACGCCGCGCGATGTTCGCTTTGCAGCATGAGCGCCGCCGCATCGCAATGCCGATTTCGGACATGGAATTGAAATCTGGCGTCGCGATGAATTCGTTTTACGCCTGGCATGGCGGCTTGAGGGAACCGACGCTTGGTTGCCTTGTCGCCGTGGCGCAAACCCTCGGCTTTGACATCATCATGCGGAGGCGGAAGGCGTGACGCTCGGGGAACTGTACGAAGCCGCCGAGCGTAAAGCCCTCGCCGCCGAGGCGAAGGTCGCCACTGAGGAAGCGGTGTTAGCCGAAAACCAGGCCTTCGCCAAAGAGCACAAACAGTCAATGAGCGGCGACTACTGGAAGCCGCTCCACCTCGCCAGGCTCAAGGCGGAAACCGCCCGCGCCCTCGCCACCGCTGTAACAGAGATCATGGGAGAATTCGGCAATGAGCTATAGCGAACGCATCACCCACGGCATGGCCTACGGCTTCGGCGGCATCATCGGCGCCGGCCTCGCGGTTGCCATAGTAACCGCCGGGGCGCCTTTGCTGCGCGAGGTCTTCCAATACCTGGCGCCGCTGTTTTGACCTTCCCCGAGGCCATGGCGGCCGTTCTGGCCGGCGCCACCGTACAGCGGGCGGAATGGAACCCGAGGCGCACTGTGCGCCTCGCCATCTGCCCTTGGAACGGCACCGACGAGGCCTTGGTCGTCTTCGATAAGAACAAGCTCGGCGACGTCCCGCCGTTCCCCTTCACCGCCAAAGGCGCGGACGTGCGCGGCGATGACTGGCACACCCTTGAGGTTACAGAATGACCGAGAAAATTCCCACCTATCGCCCCGGCGATGTCGTGCTCGCTATGGGCAAGGTCGAGCGAAGCACGCATGACAGTTCCATTTATGTCCGGTTCCCAAGCGGCGAATGCCCGCAACTTTCTGACGTCGATATCACGAAGGTTGTGCGCCACGCGATCAAGATCGGTGACCCGGTAAGCTGGCCCGTCGACCGTAGCGTGGTGAACGGGAGGCGGCTTAAGGGTCAGGTTCTGGCGGTGAACCCGGAGCCCGGCAACGATATTGTTTGGCTATGGGTGCAAGAGGATGGCAGGACTCGCGTCACGCTTAATGCCGCCGAGGTGACACGGCTATGAGCACGCAACACCCGCTTTCCGATCAGCAAGTCGCGGAGTTTTGGCCGGGCGCGGACCCGGCAGATATCCGCCGGCAATTCGACGCCCTCATAGCTGCCGGGCGCCGCGAATGGTTGATCCGCAAATACGGCTATTTCTACCGGCCGAACCGCGCGGGTTACACAATGGAAAAGGTGGCGGCCGGACGCTACACCAAGGTCGAGGCCGACCGCGAGGCGGCCGTAGAGCCGCATAATTTCACTGTCATGCACGAAAGCGAAGTGCCGGACGCTCCCGAGGTCGAGACGTTGAAAGCGCGCCTCGCTACGGCCGAGCGGGAGCGGGACCGGCTACATGGCATGATCAATTCACCCGAAACGGAAGACTGGTTGAAGGGCGCCACCCTAGAGGCCGCCCACCAAATCGAACGGTACAGCGCCGAGCATGACGCCGGCAAAAACCCGCTGGACTGGTTTTGGCTGATCGGGTATCTGGCGCAAAAGGCGACCTCGGCCGCGCTGGCCGGCGATACCCACAAGGCGAAGCATCACACCATATCAACCGCCGCCGCCCTCCTGAATTGGCACCGCCACCTTACCGGCGAGTCGACGCTCATGCGGCCAGGTATCGAGCCGCGACAATGAGCCAGCAAGCCCTTTCATTTTCCGTCGACCGTTCCATGGCGGTGGCGCCGGGTCAAATCATCGAAACCGGTTACGTGCCGGTTGAGAACGTCATTCTTGCCTGCCGGGAAAGGATGGCGGTCGGCGACGTCAACACCGCCTATCAAAAGCGGCTGCAGCTTGGTGACCATCAATCCTGGCCGCCGCCCCGAGGGCATTGGCGAGGCGACCGCTTCGTCGTGGTGGACGGCCGGCATGAATTCGTCGCCGCGCTCATGCTCGGCCAATCCCACTTGTTTGTCGCCTGGCCGAAGGCGCATCCTATCAGCGCGGACACCGCGCCCCAGGCCTTCGGGTGA